GCTCACGCTCTCGTTCCTTGCTGCTCGATCAAGTTTCTGTCGAAAGTGAACGCGATTGCTTCCATGCGCGCGCCGTTCGATTGAGAGGCGGCGTGGCGGAAATTGCGGTCACAGATTTCCAGCGCACTTATCGTTGCGAACGTCAGTGCGTACGGCATCCATTCGCCATCGCTTCCTTTTGGGCGACATGCCACTATCCAGCGTTCGGGGAGGTCGTCGGTCACGGCGTCTCCGCCGCCGCTTCCTGGCGCTTCAGCCACACCGCGCGCACATGGTCGTGCAATTCCTCGAACCCATTGAGCCGGGCCCATTCGAGGTGTTCGTAATTGTCGCGATAGAGCGCGGCGGCCGTGTCGAACGGCAGCTTTTCAAACCAGCCGGCCAGTGTGCGCGACCACTTGTCGCCACCGACCTCGTGTACCTTGCCTTTGGAGTCGGCGAGCTTCAGCAGCGGGCCGTTCATGTCGGGTGAGGGCATGTCATTCTGTGGCTGCGCGCGACGCGCGATCTCCAGTGGCTTGACGGTGTGCGGCTTGCGCTGTGCGCGCGTCGCCGTCAGCGCCATCGTCTTCGGCTCGTCGATGTCGGACATGTGCGAAATGCGAATGCCGCCGACCCGCGCGCCACCGAACACCACGTCCGGATCGCGATAGATCGTCAGGGCGCGGCCGACATACTTGGCGCCGTCTTTCCCCCAAACGAGAAGCAGCACACGGCGCATGCTTTTGCAGGGCTTGTATGGACGCCCGTCATCCCCTTCGAAGAAGATCGACACTGGCTGGTCCGGCTGCGCCGCCTCGACGCGAGTCACCGTGATCGTGCGCGGCCCGGAGATGAGATCGTCTGCGTTTAGCTGATCGCTCTTGGGCGCGACGGTTGCACTAAGATCCATGTTTACTCCGCTACTTCAATGTCGGGCATGCGCCACGTCGGGACGCTGATCGTGTGCGGCCCGCGCTGGTATGCGGGCCACTGGTTGGACGCCATGCATTGCGCCCACAGATCGCAGGCGTGCGTCACGTCCTGGCCTACCGCCTCGCGCGTCAGGCCGTCGGTCTCGTGGATCGTGATCGCTTCCGGCACATCGCGCTCTTGGGCGATCAAGAAGTAGCGGCGCGACCCGGGCAGCAACGCCTCCAGCACATCGCGATAGAAGACTTCGTTGAAATCGTAGCGCATGCGGAAGGTGTGCGCGGCAAAGTCCTGCGGCTCGGATGAAACGGTTGTCTTGCAGTCGATGACGATGGAGCCGTCGCGGGTTATGGCGTCGACCATGATCCGCTGCCACGAGCCGCGATGATCCTGCGCAACGCCGACGACTTCGGACAGGTGATCCTCGCCGACCAGACGAACGACGGCGTTGCGCATCGGATCCGCCATCGCGCGCACTTTATCCATGTCAGGCGTCAGCACCGGGATGCGATGGCGGCCGAGCGCCGTGTCGCGCGCTTCTTGTGCGGCCGCCTTCTTGTAGTCGTCGAACGGGATCTCGACGATCTCCGCGCCCTTGCCGAGCGCCAGCGCGTGCACGGCGGAGCCGATGCACATGTCCCGCGACGGCGTGTCCCGTGGCGGCTGCTTGGCAAGCCGTGGATGCGCGCGTTGCGCGTGCAGCGGCGATTTGTAGGCCAGCAGGCGGGCGACGGACGCGTTCAGCGACGGCAGCGGGCACGGATCGGCGTGATAGACGTGCGCTGGCATGTCGTAAAAGCCGGGGGTGATGGCTGCCCCCACAGGCAGCGGCCGGACGGCGATCATTGCACCGTCTCCGTCGCGACAGCCGGCTCCTCGACCGCGCCTTCAGCGTCGAGCCGGTCCAGCACAAGCATGTCGAACTCGTCGCGCAGCGTCTCCGGCAGCGACTCGCGCACGCCGCGTAGCATTGAAACGCCAGCGACCAGCACCGCGCCAATGAAGTTGTCGTCGGCGTCGGCGACAGCCTGCAGAAATTTTTCGAACGCCGCTTCGTCTTCGGCGTCGCGCGCATCATTAGACATTTGTCAAGTCTCTCCGTATGGCGGGCGCATGCGAGCACCCTTGATCGTCACAAGCTCGACCGACATTGCCGCTGTGCTGCGTCGGGAGCGGGAACGGCGCGGCTGGACCGGTGAGGAACTGGACGCGAAGGTCGGATGGCCGGATCGGTACGCCGCGAAGGCGGAGAACCCAGGCACAGCGTGGGGGAAAACCCTCGTCCGCGTGCACGGCATGGCCGATCTCTGGCTCCAGACCCTCGATTACGCCCTCGTTCTCGTCGACCGGAAGGAAGCGGAACGCATGGTTGCCGAGGCGGCCGCCGATCCAGAGGTGTGTGAACGGGATCACTTGCGGCGGGTCCAGGTCATGCGGCTGGTTTATGGGTGATCGGGCGACGGGCCGGTGATGGGGAGGGACATAACCCGCCGCCCGATCTGTGGCGCTCGGGGGTAAACGCCACGATCTGAACGTGAGATATTCTCACGATACAGTCAAGCCATTTCGTGAGAAAAACTCACGATCCTGTCGAATCGTTCGCCGATAGGCTCGCGCCATGTTCCTGATGCCCGCGCTGATCGCCGCCTTGCTCAATGCCCGCTGGCTGTGGATCGCAGCGCTTGCTGTCGCTGGCGTGGGCGTCACCTATGCGTGGAACGCCGCGGGCGGCAGTCCGCCGACAGTCAATGCAGTGCTGTGGAACCTTGCGCTGGTCGCCTTCTGGGCGACGGCGTTCAAGCTCGTGCGGGTCGGGATCGGCCTAGTCGTGCGGCGCGTATCGAACGCCGACCACGCGCGCTAGGCATTCCACGTCTTCCAGGTCGCCGATCGTGATCGGGCGATGGCGCTCCGACCATGAGTCCGGCTCGAGCCATGCGCCCTCGCCGTCCGTGCGGAAGCGTTTGAATGTGGCCTCGCCGTCGCGCCGGAAGATGCCGAGATCCTTGTCCTGCAGCAGGCGCTCGCCGAAATTGCAGATGATGATCGCCCATTCCGGGGCGACGCGATCCATCGAGTCGCCCCGGACCTCAAGCCCGTAGAGCGGGCCGCCGGGATACTCGAAGCCTATGCGCCGCTCGGAATCGAGCTGCGGCGGCTCGATCATTTCCGCGAACGCGGACGCCATGACCCACGATATGACCGGCACGCCGCGGGGGGCGGGCGCCCGGATGCCGGCGCGCCGCAGCACCTCGAACTCGGACACGCCCAGGATCTCAGCGAAGTGCCCGGCGAGGCTGATAGGGAGGGGCTGGCGGCCGTTGACGATGCGGGAGATGGATGCCCGGTCCTTCTCCGCCCGCGTGGCGATGTCGTGGATCGTCCGACCCCGCTCCGCCAGTCTCGCCTTGACCCATTCAGTGTCCACACCGAGCCTATAAAGGCACAGCGAACGCACAGCGCGTGAGATCATCTCACGATTCTCCTCTCTGACCCCTTGCGCTGTCCGTGAGAATATCTCACGATTTGCGCATGAGTGCACGTTACGAACCGGCTACCCGCATCATTGCTTCCCTTGGCGGCGTCTCCGTCGTCGCCCGCTACTTGGGCAAGGACACCTCGACGATCCGCCGCTGGCGGATGGCGGTGGAGAATGGCGGCACCGGCGGCGTCATTCCGGAATCGGAGCGCGCGCCTCTCCTGATGTTCGCCGAACAGACCGGCATCGCGCTCGAATACGCGGACTTTGCGCCGGCGCTGTCGTCGGCCTGACGGCTCAGGGCGGGGTTCTCCACCCTGTGTCGCCGCCGGGCCCGACAGGGCCACCACGCCTTCGATGCCATAGGCCGTCCCGCCCGCCCTCCGGGGTCATGAAGCGGTCAATCGAAGGAAGGCCCGGCTCTCTCATCAAGAAGGAGCCGTCATGGCAAAGCCGAAAAAGAAGAAGGCGAATGTCGCCGTCGCATCCGCCGACGAGATCGCGGTCTATTCGTTCCTGTATCTGCGCCAGAACGAGGAAACGAAGTCCGTCAAGCGCAAGGAAGCCGCGCTGAAGAAGGAGATGTCGTCGAAGGGCGTGCTCTCGAAGGAAATCGAGAAGGCGCTGAAGGAACTCGACACGTCGGCGGCCGAGCGCCAGGCCGAACAAGAACGCCGCGCTGCGTACTGCACCGCCATCGGCATGAATGTGCAGCTCGAACTGTTCGAAACGGTCGTGCCGCGCCGCAACGACGTCGAGGCGGAGGCGCGGCAGAGGGGTCGCACTGACGCCATCCTTGGGCGCTCCGAACTGGACACGCCGTACGCAGCCGGCACGCCGGAAGGGCAGGCGTGGCTCGCCGGGCACCGCGATCTGCACGATCTGGTCGAGAAGTATCGCAATCGCTTCAACGCGGTCGAGACGGAAGACCTGCCGGAAGATGCCGAGCCGCCGCGTGGCTTCTCCCGTCCGCAGGAAGACACCGGCCCGCAGGCGACTGACGCGCTCGCCGAGGCGATCGAGAAGCCAATGAAGGTGCAGACGCAAGAAGAGTTTCTTGCGGAAATGGCGGCTGGCGAGCCGCTGTGATGCAGATGACCCGCCAGCAGAGACGCGCCCAAGAGCGCGCCGCCGCCAAGATTGCGAAGCGAGACGAGCGGACTCGCCGTCCGGATCGCAAGCGCCGGCGCGGTTCAGTCAGCTTGTCCGAAAAGACACGTCGTTCGGACGCGCCGAAAAAAGGCACAGAGCACCGCCGATGCACGGCGCAGGTGGAGCGCGCGCCGGGACTCTTCATGTGGTTCCACCACACCAAGGGCGCGCGCGGCATGACGATCGACGGTCTACGGGTGCCTCGCCTGCCAAAGCCGCAGCGCGGCGCCCGATGACCTACGCCGTTCTCGAGTTCATTCTTGAGTCACGGGTGACGCCGAAGCCGCAAGGGCGTCCACGGTTCAGCATGGAGTCGGGGCGTGCGTACACGCCGAAACCGACCCGTGATTACGTGGACGCCCTCCGCGCTCAGGCCATCGCCGCCTGGGGCGACCGTTCTCCCCTGAAAGGGCCGTTGCGCGTGAAGATCGTCGCCCTCCTGCCGCTGCCGAAAACAGCCAAGGGGCGCACGCACCACACGCAGCGGCCGGATCTCGACAACCTCTGCAAGGCCGCGATCGACGCGCTGCTGCCGCAGGAAAAGAAAGTGCGCGGCGAGCGCGTGAAGCTCTGGGGCGGCGTCTTCGATGACGACTCCCAGATCACGTCGCTGCGCGCCGACAAACAGTGGGCCGTCGATGGTGGCCTTCTCATTCAAATCTGGAGTCTCGCATGAGCATGACATCGACGCAGATCAACGCCGCATGGCGCCGCTACTTCGCCGGCGAGCGGCCGGAGGCCATCGCCTTCGACATGGAGATCGACATCACCGAGATCATGGCGGTGACCGTGGAGCGGGAACAGATCATCGTCGCCCACTTCATCGAGTGCGAGAACGTCACCGAAACGGCGCGCGCCAAGCACGTCGCCAAGTCCACGGTCGTCGCCTTGGCGAAGAAGGCCGGCTTCGAACGCAAGGTTGTGGTGAAGAAGGCGTCGCCGACGCAGTTCAAGGCGGCGCCCGTGAGCGCCGCCGCGCGTCCGCCGCGCTTCTTCCTTCGCCCGGTCGAGGTCGACGACGCGCCGCCTACCGCCGTGGATTTCGAAGGACTCGAAGGAAGGCATTGTCGCTATCCCTACGGCGAGTCCGCGCCGTTCAAGTTCTGCGGCGCGGCGTCGAGCGAGGTCTATTGCGACGAGCACCGCAAGCTGTGCAGCACGCCGCCCCGCGCGGACGTGTTCGTTTCCGACAAGCAGGCGGCATGAGGCGGGACACATGGGCGCTCAAACTCGCGGTGTACGTGGTCGCGTTCTTCCTGCTGTGCGTAGCCATGTCGCTCGCGAGCCGCGGACTCTAGAGGAGGCGCGGGACGTCATAGCGGATTTACAGGAGCGCGTTCGCGAACTGTCGGGAACAAACGAGGTCGCGCATTGGGCTCTGTGGCTGCGGATGCAGCCCAACATCGCCCTGTTGCTGATCTCTCTGTTTCGCGCTTACCCGAACGTCGTCACGCACACGCGATTGTGGGCCGCGTTTGAAGAACGCCGTCGTCAGCGCGGCAAGCGCGAAGACATCGACTACATGCAGACGACCCGCACATTCGTCTACCGCGCCAAACGGTGGCTTAAGGCGGCGGGCGTGGAGCGCGGGATCGTTGCGACCGTCGGTGGCTACATGCTCACACCGGAGGCGTGGGATTTGCTTCGGGGGCGCATCGAATGTCCGCCGCAGACGTAGCCCGCAAGGCCGGCGTGCCGCTCAAGAGCACGCAGCCACACCACACTTTCACGACATGCCCGAAGTGCAGCCCGCGTCGCAAAAAGAAGACGCAAGCGTGCCTCTCCGTCGAGGTACGCGCCGAAGTCGTCCTCGTTTTTTGCAACCATTGCGGCTGGTCCGAGGGCTTCAGGGACAGCGACAATGCTCACGGACGCGGCGACGGAATGGCTGGAAGACAGGGGGCTCGATCCGGAGTTCGCGGTCCGCTACGGCGTCGAGAGTCGCTCGCCACCTGGCGTCCGTTCTGGTGAATGGCTGGCGATTCCGTACCGGCGCGGCGATCGCGTCATCAATGTGAAGTTCCGCGAGATCGAGACAAAGGAACACTCGCAGTCGAAGGGCGGAGAAAAGGCGTGGTGGAACGGCGATGCGATCGCCGACACGTCGCTGGCGGGCGAACCACTCATCATCACAGAAGGCGAATGGGACGCGCTGGCGCTGCTGCAGAACGGGTTCCCGCGCGTCGTCTCCGTGCCGGAGGGGGCGCCGAACAAGAGCGCCGAGGCGGACTCGCCAAAGTATTCCTTCATACGGCCGGACGACTTCCGCGGTGTGTCGCGCATCATCCTCGCGACAGACGGCGACGCCAACGGCGCTGTGCTGATGCAGGATCTTGCAGCCATGTTCGGGCCCGCACGCTGCCAGTGGGTGCCGTGGCCCGCCGAATGCAAGGACGCCAACGACGTGCTGAAGAAGCGCGGCGGCGGCGCCCTGCGCAAAGCAATCGAGGGCGCGCGCTGGATGCACGCGCCCGGCCTGAAGCGCATCACCGACTATCCACCATTTGACCCTGCAGAGCGCACCGTGTGGCGCGCGCCGATCACCAAGGATTTCGAGAACCGCGCCGGATTCATGCCGGGCTTCATCTCCATCACCACAGGCATTCCCTCGCACGGCAAGTCCGCGCTGATGAACGCCGTCACATGGGAGCTGGCGCGACAAGGCGTGAAGGCCGGCATCGGATCCTTCGAAGCGCCGCCAAACGTCGAGTATGTCCGCGACGCCGGCACCTATCTGCTCGGGCGTCGCCCTGAAGGCTTCGGCCCACGGCAGCCGTGGACAACGGAAGAGCACGATCGCGTCCGAGAATGGATCGACCAGCACTTCGTCTTTCTGGACCCGCACGAACAGGAAGGCGGCGAGCAAGTCGACGCGACGCTCGCATGGTTCCTCGAGACGGCCGCCGCGGCGCACATTCGCTATGGCGCGCGCTTCTTCCTGCTCGACCCGTGGTCCGACATTCGCCAGGACCGCGACAACGGACAATCAGAGCACGAGTTCATTCAGATGGCGCTGCAGGCCGTGAAGCGGTTCGCACGCCGCTTCGACAGCCATGTGAACATCGTCGCGCATCCGAAGAAGATCGACGCGGAAGGGCGGGGCTCCAAACGCGCGCACCGGCAGCCGACGCTCTACGACATCAGCGGCAGCGCGCACTGGTACAACATGACGTCTCTCGGGATCGTCGTGCACCGCGATCCGCGCGTTGACGAGAACGGCGAGGTCGATCCGAACGACAGCCGCGTGCGTGTCGTCATCGAGAAAAGCAAGTTCCACTCGTTCCAGGGCAAGCCGGGCACCTGTTGGATGCAGTTCAGCCCGGGCAGCGGAAGGTTCTCTTCGATATGAAACTGCGTCGCTTCGAGCACGAGATCGTCATCCGCATCGATCGCGCGGAAGTCGACCTGTCCGTGGAAGATCTGGAGACATGGGCGGAACGGCGCGCGGCGAACGTCATGGATGACGCGCTCCTCGCCGTGCCGGCGCAGATCGAGTTCCGCCTGTTCAAATGGATTGGGGAGACGCCGGTTGCGGAGGGCTCGGTGCACGTCCGCGTCTATCGCGACCCCGGCAATTCGTCGAACTGCTTCGAGGCGAAGACGCGCCCGCCGCTCGACATCATGGGAATCACGTTCTAGCACCGCGGGGCGCCTCGCTGGGTTCCTCCGGTGGGGCGCGCAACTCGCGCGAGTGTCCGGCAGGGTCGCTACACCCTGCCGGACGGCCCAGCTACGGAGGAACGCCGGATCACCCGCCGGCTCGGGATACAAAAAAGGCGGCGAGCTTTCGCCCGCCGCCCTGTTTCAGTTGGTGACCACGAGTTTCGGCTTCGCCGCCCGTCGCCCTGTCGGGCGCTTGGACTTCTTCGCGGCGCGCGGCGGCGGCAATCGGTAAGCCGCGGCCGGGGCAATGCATAGCAAATGTGCAATGATCGCCCTGAGAACATCAATGATGCCCGGAGGCTCATTGCCCGTCGGCTTCTGACCGCTCTTCACGATCTTGGCCGCCTTCTGCTGCGCCGTATAGACGACCTCCTCTTCCTCGTAGCCGAGAGGTTCGCCGGCCAGTCGCGCTGACGTCGCCCTGTAGTCGAGCACCGCCTGCTTGTATTGCTCTGTCTGCGCAATCTGCGGGGCTTCGGCGCTCCGCCTGTACCAGGCGAAGGCGCTCGCGCCGTTGTAAACCGCGACGCAGGACGCACACAGCGTCACGAGTAGCGCGATCTTGGCCTGACGTCGCAACGCCGCCCTGTCATGGGTGGCGAGATACGCCGTCACCGCAGCACCGCCGAACGCGATCACACCAGCGAGAACGCCGAGCGCGACCTTGTTCAGAGCATCGACCGGCTGGCCCCACACCATGACCGTGCGGTCAGCGATGTGGAAGGCATAGACGCCAACGGTGAGTTCGTAGGCGATGCCTACGAGCCCGCCGGCCAGGATCAGCGCCGCGGACCAAAGCCACGGCGCGCCTGTTTCGGTTTTTGTCATGTCTGTTCCTCCTGACGCGCCCGCTACGGCGCGCAAAGAAAAGGGCCCGACCTTGCGGTCGGGCCCCTGACTTCACGCGTCGACCTGTTCGGTCGCTTTCTTGCCGCGCTTTGGAGGCGGCATGTAGGGCTTGGGTGTTGGCGAGTCTGCCATGCGCTGAGCCACGCCAATGTAAAAGGCTTGCGTCGTTTTCGCCGCCTTGTCCCACGCCTGCCCGAACCGGAGCCCGGCGCCGCCCGGTTTCTTGTTTTCGCCGTCGGCGTTGTAGGCGTAAGAGCCGGCCAGCATCGCCTTGGCGCGCTCGATGAGCTCGGGCGCCGGTTCCGGTTGCATGTCTGTCTGCATGTTCGTTCCTCCGATTGCGGGCGCTACCCCGCAAAGAAAAGGGCCCCAATCGCGCAGAACGCGATTAGAGCCCCGTGGGTGAGTTTCAGGCCGCAACCCTAGTCTTGTGACCGCGCCGCCTTCCAAGCGTACCAGGCGCGAAGCACGGCCCAGCGTTTGAGGCGATACAGCACATAGAGCGCGACGACGGCGCAGATCGCGAGAAGCGGAGTCATTGGGCCGCCTTTCGGTAGCCTTTGGCGATAAGCACGCGCGCCAGATCAAGGCACGCCTGCAGGTCTTCGTCGCTGGCCTCGTCGCCGATCCAATGTCCCGGCATTTCGTCGAGCAGCGTGTTCGCCAGCGCCCATGCTTGCGCCTCGCGCGCCTCTTCGAGCCGCGCCATCACGCCCGCAATCGCTTGTCCTGCTGATGTCATGTTGTGTTCCTCCAGCGGGCCGCTACGCCCGCAAAGAAAAGGGCCCGGAGCGGTGAAGCTCCGGGCCCGTGGTCAGTCATCGAAACCAGTACGTCACGCCGTCGATGTCGGTGGGCGTGTAATCCACCTGCAGATTGCGCGCCGTCGCTGACCAGTCGATTTCGAGGTAGGAAGGAAGCCCGTTCGGCATGTCGCCTATTTCTTCCACCAGTTCCTGCATCGCTCGCACGAAGTAGGAGTCCCGAATGAGCGTGACCGGATACCAGTCGCCGCGCCATTGCTCGTCGCCACCGGCGCCGCAAAGGTCATTCAGGATAGCTTTCAGCGTCACCGCCTCAGCCGCATCGTCCTCGTCAAACGCCTCCGCCATTTCAGCGTCGGCGCTCAAGGCGTCTTCGATCTCTTCGAAGCGCGCGATGATGTCGCGCACGTCAACGTAATCGGCCGCCAGGTCGAGTGTTGTGGTCATCTGTGTTCCTCCTGTGCGCCGCTACGCGCACAAAAAAGGGCGGCCCCGAAGGGCCGCCCCGCTTGTCATTGCGACGCCAGGTCGTTGATCCAAACGAGAGCGTTTAAGATCCCGAACCAGACCACCGCCGCGACGGCCCCGGCGCCCATGAGAAGCGCCGCGCCCGACCAGTTGGCCGACAACATCGCCGCAAAGGATGCGCCGATGAGCCCCGCCGGAATGATCGCCGCGAACAAGGCCGCGATGATCGCCAGGGCGAACGCGAACGAGAGAAGCCCGCGGACGACTGAAACAACTGTATGCATGTGTGTTCCTCCTGCCGGCCCGCTACGGCCGACATGAAAAGGGCGCCGAAGGTCTCCCCTCGGCGCCCATGTTCATTCTGGCCCAAGTGCCCCGGGCGACTCGCCGAACGCGTTCACGTCCGGGTCGTCGTCGCCGTGGAGCCATCCGTTCTCAAAGTCCGCATCGAACTCCGCTTCAGGATCGCCCGTGTCGATCTTAGACGGGTCTTTGACGACCTTGCGAAGGTCAAGCGCCGCCGCCTTGGTGACGAAGCCGCGCATGACGTCGTTGACGTACAGCATCAGCAACGGCTCACCCGTGATCGACGGCGCCGCTGTGACCCGCACCGCATCGCCTGCCTTGATCTCCAGTTGCATGCTCGTTCCTCCATCAGTGCGCCGGCCGCTACGCCGTGCACATGAAAAGGGCCCCGCCAGCGATGGCGGGGCCCGGGTTCAGTTCGTGGTGATGACGGCGCCAGACGGGAAGTCCCAGCGGGTCGGGACGCCGCGCAGATCATCAGGAATGCGCTTCATCGCCTTGCTGTAGCAGTCGGCGCACAGGCCGACTTGACGGCCGCTTTCCGTGCGCGTGCCGACGATCTCGGCGGGCTTGCCGCACTCATGGCCATAGGTGCCTGGCCACGCGTTGTTGCAGCGAAGAGTCATGCGTTCCTCCAGCTCTCATCAGGACGGGCCCGCTACGGCCCGCCGACGCGCCGTCAGCGGCTCCAGGGAGCAATGCCGGCGCGTTTCGTTTGAGGAACCCCGACCTACTGTCACGCGGCGGCTTGCGACCCCTCCGCGCTTCCCTGATCGATCTCCGCGACACGGCCGGATGACGCCGCGTCGCCTCTCCCGTCTCAAGGTAGGCGCCCCGCTCTTGAATGCCTGCGACCGGCGGGGATGGTTCGGATCACTCGACTCGCGCCGGGTGATAGCCTTAAGCTAGCCCCAATCCCGCCGTATGGCAACTAGCACCACGCTAGCACCGTGCAGAAATCGCACGACTAGCGATCAACAATCGTTACAGGACGCCCCCAAATGCCCTCTAAAAAGCCCCAGCTCAACGTGCGAATCGACGAGGAAACGGAGGCCGCAATCGCCCGCCTCGCCCCCCGCTACGCCAGCAAGCCGGCGCTCATAAAGGCGGCGCTGCAAGCCCTGGAAGGCACAAACGGAGGCGATCCGATCGAGCGAATCAAGCAAGCCGTGCGCGAACTCGAGGCCGACAAAGCCCCCGCGCTCGACCTCGCCAACGCCGCCCAACTGCTCGCCGAACGCCGCGCCAACCGACAGAACAAAACCTGAAACATTATCGCAAAACGATATTGACAGCGTGTCGGCTAACCCCAATACAATCGCTTCGCGCGCACACACAGTCCTGCAACAGGATAAAACTCTTCAACACCGTGGTAACACCGACAGGGGAGCGACAGCGACCCCGCGCCACTGTCGGAGATTACTGGTCCGTTCAAGCTCTACGTTAGACATCAGAGCTACACGCGCGCGACCCCCGCTCCCTGACGGTCGCGGCGCACCACTCAGCCAAGAGAATCAGCACCACGCGCCGCCTCCCGGCGGCGTGCACCCTCCTCACCCGTCGCGTGAGAATGTTGCACGTGGAACGCTCTACGCTTACGCTGCCGCAATGGTCGGACGCCCCCAGACACAAGCCAAACGCGCAGAGCTGGAGGAACAAGTCCGCGCACTACAGGCGGAAATCCTCACACTCAGACAACGCGCCGGCTTCCTCGATTTCGAGCCCGGGCAACCACGGACGTTCTCTCAAGAGACCAAGCAAGGACTCGCCAGGGAGATGCTGGCGATGTCGGACGAGGGACTCTCGATCGATGAGATATGCGCCAAATGGAACATTGACGCGGAGACGTTCGGCGAATGGTGCAGGGGCGATGTCGAGTTCGCCACGGTCGCAGCGAGAGCGCGCACGAGGGGGCGGGCCGCAGTCATCGGGTCCATGCGCCGCTTGATGGAGTCAGGGCGCGGCATGCCGGCCGCCTTCAGCGACCGGATGCTGGCGCTTCACGACGCCGGATACGGTGATGACGGGGGCGGTGACGGCTTGATCACCGTCGCTCTTCCCACGCCATCTGATTGCCAATCATGCCCACATTGCGGCGCTGACCTTGGCGGCCATGGGGATCGTCAGACACAGAGTGAGTCCGACGCCGCCTGACGCCCTGTATCCGCCATCTCTGAGCGGAGCGAGGCCTGGCGACGTCACCCCCCCTGTGGTCGGCGAGGTGGCCGGCAGCCGGTCGGCGGGGGTAGGGGGAAAATCGCGCGCCGCCCGGTTCAGTTACGTATCCCCCCCACAAATTTTTCAAAATCCCCCAACCGTGAGAAATTCTCACGCTCCATCTTGAACGCCGTGCGAAGTCTGCGCAGCGTTTGGGTGCTGCTGCTGCGTGCGGGTCTTTGTCCCTTTCCCCCGTTCGTCGTGGATTCCGCCGGATCGAGTCGGGGCGGGGCAGCGACCGGCTCGAACAATTTTTGGAGGGTCACCCGAAATGACCAAGGCAGTAGACGACCGTCGTCGGGCGCGGAGAGCTGTGTCGGCGCCGAAGAAGACGTTGAAGGATTACGCGCCGTCGCCGCCGGTAGTCGCCGCTTCCGCGGCGGAGGCGGTGGCTGGTGTGGCGGGTCATCCGCCGGCGCCGGTGCTGGCACTGTCTCTGCGCACGGAGAACGAGCGGCTGGTGGATCGTCTTGGCGAGCGTCTTCAGCAGGCGTTGTCGAGTGCGGGCTTCGATCACCGGATTGCGCTGTACCGGCACGAGGAGGCGGCGGCGAAGCGTTCGGATCTGGACCGTGACGCGCGCCATGCGCATTCGAAGATGATCGCGGATGCGATCGTCCAGGGTTTCGGCCTGCTGTCGTGTGCGGTGCTGATCGGGACGATTCTGGTTCTGGCGGTGCGCTGATGGCGTTGCTGTGTGTCGACAACCCTCCGGAGGGTCTGGCGAAGGTTCTGCGCAGCCTGACTTACGCCGACATGATTGAGTTCTCGTCCGGGCTTGTGACCGCGATGGATGACCGCGGGTTGCTTGACGCCAAGGGCAACGATCGAGCGGGCACTACAGACGAGATGGCGGCGGTAGTCGACGGGTGGGCCGAGGGGGTGCTTTCGGCACTCAGGGCGCGCCTGCGGGCTGCCGCGTCGAAAGCGAAGACGGCCGTGTGGGAGAACGAGACAAAGGCGGAGACGCAGCAATGACGGGCGCGGTTTACCAGGTCGACATCACGGCGGGCGCATCGAAGTCGGCGATTGCGGCGGCGTTGCGCGCTGAGGCGAATGTGCTGGATCCGGTGGTTGTGTCACCGCCGCCGCCTCCGGTGGTTCCGCCTCCGCCGGTCACGCCGCCTCCGCCTCCGGCGTCGTCGTTCCCCGCCGTGCCGGCGGGATACGCGGTGCGGTTCGAGGATCAGTTCATGGCGTTGAACCCGGCCTACTGGACGCCGGTGTCTCGATCGCTGACGGGCGATCAGCGGATGGACCCGGCGAACGTGTCGGTCGGTACGGTCGGCCTCACGATCAAGGCGACGCGTGTTTCGCCGACGCTGATCACGACGGGCGCGGTGTCGTCTCTCGGCAAGCTGACGTGGCGGATGGGCGACCGTCTGCGTGTGCTGGTGAAGCCGATGAAGGGCATGGGCACGCACACGGGCGTTGTCGGCTACTGGCGCAATCCGGCGCCGGCGGGCGAACAGTCGCCGAAGGGTGGCGAGATCGACGTCATGGAGCAGCGCGGGATTTTCCCGACGATGTACGAGCCGACGATTCACTCGGCGGCGGATGGCGGCGATTATTCGAAGCAGGTGATTCCGGGCCCGGTGCTGGGTGACGGGCTGCATTGCTACGAGACGGAGTGGCTGCCGGAAGGGTTCAAGCACTATTTCGACGGCGTGTTGGTGCACACGGCGCTTCGGGCTCGAGGCGACGCCTATCCGTACAATCGCGAGTTCGGCATCGATCTGTGCTGCTTCTGCAATCCGGACGATCCCAATTCGTGGCTTGGTCTGTTCCCGGCCAACCAGGCGTTGCCGGTGGCGCAGTTCAGGGCGGTGCAAATTCTGCGGAAAGTCTGAGCATGAAGCTGATTCACGGGATCCTTCTGGTGCTCATTCTGGTGCTGATCTGGCTTGGGTTGACGATCGCGGAGGCGCTGGATCGTCCCGTGGTGTGTCTGCGCGATCCGAGCAAGTCGCCGACCGAAGACATGCCGAATATCCGGCTGGAGCGGACGTGGAGCGAGGCATGAACGCGGAAGAAGACAAGCCGAAGAAGTCGGCGATCCTGGCGGTGTTCGATGGAACCAAGAAGGTTTCAGCGTTGCCGGCGACGGACGACGAGACGGAGTTCGACGACGGCGACGGCGGCTGGACCGAGATGCTGGCGTTCGAGGCGCAGGACGCGATCAAGATGGTGGCGTGGGTCGCGGTGATCTGCGTCGCAATTGTCGCGGCGGTTGCGATCTGCGTCGCAATTGTCGCGGCGGTTGCGATCGCGACGATGGTAATTCAGGGGATCGCGTGATGGCGGGACCGTTGAACGGCATTCCGATTCTCGGCGGCCCGAAGATGTTCGTGAAGGCGGCGAGCGACGCCACGATCAGCGATCGCGGCATGTACGATCTCGCGCATTTCCTGTTTTCGCAGATGCATATCGCGAACGGCCAGCAACCGCCGCCGTGGGGAATGCCGCTTGAGTTGAAGCGGCCGCTCGGCAACGGAATGTTTGTGGCGACGACCTATGTCGTGCCGGACGAGGAGCCGGAGAAGCCGGCCGACACTTCGAACGATGCCTGAGTTCAAGCCGCCGGGGCCGGTAGGCGGCGCCTATCTGGCTTCCGAGGCGCCGATCAACATCATCCAGGGCCCGATCGAAAGCGGGAAGTCCGTCGTCTCAGCGATCAGGCTCTATGCCGCGATGTGCCGGATGCCGCGCGACAAGAAGGGCAAGCGCAAGTCGCGGTGGCTGGTGACGCGCAACACCTATCCGGATTTGCGCGGCTCGACCGTCGAGACGTTCCTGCACTGGTTCCCGCCGGAGCTGTATGCGACCCCGAAGAAGGGGAAGTTCTACGACACCGAGCCGTACTATTACGAGATGCGGTTCCGCGACGTGGAGGCCGACATCATCTTCGAGGCGTTTCCTGACGACAAGGACGAGACGATCCGGTCGCTGCGTTCGAAGGAATACACCGGCGCCTGGGTGAACGAAGTGCAGTTCATCCCGCGCCGCCTGTTTTTCGAGATCGCGTCGCGGACGGGCCGCTATCCGCCGAAGAAGGATCTGCCGGAAGGCATGGCGCTGCAGCAGTGGGTCATCGCCGACCACAACGCGCCGCCGACCGACGACCACTGGATTTTGCGCATGCGCGGCGACGTGCCGTTGCCGGAAGGCATGGCGGATGACGAGCGGCGCCAGTACGAGAAGCCGCCGAATCTTCGTTTCTTCAAGCAGCCGCCCGCGCTGATCGAGCGGTTCGGTCCGGACGGAAAATCGGTGGCGGGCTATGATGTGAATCCGAAAGCCGAAAACCTCGAGAACATGCGGCCCGGCCGCTACCTCGAACTGACCGGCGGACGGACGAAGGCGGAGATCGATCGCGACCTGATGGGCCGCGTCGTCCGCATCGTCCGCGGCGAGCGGGTGTTTCCGGAGTTCCGGCGCGAGATCCATGTGTCGCCGACGCCAATCCCGATCATGCCGGGCGCGCCGGTGACGATCGGCATGGACTTCGGGCGCACGCCGGCGGCGGTGTTCTTCCAGCAGCTTCAGGGGCGGTGGATCGCGCTGCGGGAACTGGTGACGTTCAACACGGGCGCCACGATCTTCGCGCCGCAGATTGCCATGCTGCTGCAGCGCGAGTTTCCCGACTGTCCGTATCAGGCGTGGGGCGACCCGTCTGGCGGATGGAAGGGCCAGGCGGACGAGAAAACGCCGTTCCAGATTTTCGCCGCCGCGGGAATCACCGTCCGCGCGCCGGCGCCGAAGGACGCGCCGCAGAAGCGCATCGAGGCGATGGCGAACGCAATGTCGACGATGGTCGACGGCAAGCCGCGGTTTCTGGTCGACCCGTCCTGCAAGCGCCTGATCGCGGCGCTGGAAGGCGGGTACGTATTCGCCACCAAGTCCGAAGCCGACGGGACGCGGCTCATCAAGGAGCCGGTGAAGAACGAGCACAGCCACGTCGCCGAAGGCGGACAATACGCGCTGTGGGGCGGCGGCGAAGTGCGCGAGATCCTGACGCCCGCCAATTCACAGCGTCGGTCCGTTGTCAGCGCCATCCCCAAGAAGCGCCGGATCTTCTCGTTCGGCGTGAAAGGGCGCGGCCGGAAATGAAGACCGGCGAAGCGATAGAGCCGCCTCAACTGGCGATCGGCGCGTGGTACGTCGGCTTTCACGGTCCGGTGACGCCGCGCGTCGTCGACCGGCTCTCGCCGCCAGGGTGGCAGCACTGCTTGTGTTTCGGCTTCCACGCGCAATCGAACCGCTGGCTGGTGTACGACGTCACGGAACGGCGCACGCTAATTTTTGCCCTCTCGCCGGCGGACTTCCTGACGTGGCTGGCGGCCATGAAGGTCAACCGCGGGCTTCGCGTTCTGCGCGTCGAGCCACAGGACAACGGGCCTACGCTGTGGACGCGCTTCGGATTTTACTGCGTGACAGCGGTCAAGCACATCGTTGGCTCGCGCTCTAGGGCGTTGAGGCCGATCGCCCTGTGGCGCGATCTTCTGGCGGCCGGCGCCGTCGAGGCGTTCACAGGACAGACCCATGCCGAAGAAGAAGCCGACGCCGCTTGAGGCCGTGATGCGTGGCGCCAACGACGCGCTGCAAACGGGAATCAACGCCGCCGGCGACGCGATCCGGACGGGCGTGGAAGCCGCGAGCAACGTGGTGTCCGCAACCTCTGAGGCCGTCGACAGCGTTCTCGTCCCGGCGGCGACGGCTGCCGCGGAAGCAGCGCAGCAGGGGATGGATGCAGCATTTCCGGACCAGGCGCGCGAGCGTCAGTTGCGGCAAAGCGCGGCAAGGTTCGAAGACTGGCGCCGCTCCGGTTTCTCAGAGAACGGAAGGTGGGGGCAGCCTTTGCGTATCGCTGCGCCGGATCTCCCGCCAGGGATCAATCCAACCGCGCCCCCCGAAGACATAGCGAACGCTTTCGCCCGCGCCATGCGCCAACCTCTGCCGACGACGGGTCCGCAGGACTGGCCGAAAGTGACGCAAGTGCAGCGCGTCTCCGACCTTCCTTCCGACGGCCGCGTCTCGTCGCAGCGACCGATAGCGGCCTACTGGCCGTATATGGAAAACATGTTCGGCGTGGACAGGCAATTCATGGCGGAGCTGAAGAAGAAGGAGAACCCGTTCGACGTGCGCGGCGACAGCGGCGCTGGCGCTCGAGGTCCGTTCCAGTTCATCCGAGGGACATGGGAACACATGATGAGCCGGCACGCTGACGCGCAGGGGCTCTACACAAACATGAGTCCGGAAGACGTGTGGGATCTCGCGGAAGACCCGCGGTGGGCGTCCGCGATGGCCGCGCTTCACGCCAACGAAAACGCGTCGACGTTGCGCAAGGCGATCGGCCGCAGCCCGACGTGGGGGCAGGTTTATCTCGCGCACTTCTCTGGCGTGGACCGGGCGGCGGCGCTTATCCGCGCCGACCAGTCCAAGGCGGCGACGGAGTTCTATTCCCGCCTGGAAGTGTCGAAGAATACGCCGTCTTTCTATCCACGGCTCAAGGGCGGTGGATACGATTATTCGCGACCGTACACGGTGCAGGAACACATTCAGTATCACTCGTCAGCGTTCTCAGACCGCGTGTGGGGCGAGCCGGCGAACTAGGACGTAGCGGCGGCCGCACAATCGCTGACCCGGAAACTGGTGAACACGCGCTGCGGGTCGCCGCCGCGATAGCCGACCCGCCGGAGATAGACGTCGCGATTGCCGCGGGCGGCGCTTCCAGCCCGCCGGCACGCTTCCAGAGACGAGTATTCGGTGCGGTAGGTCCGCTCGGCGATCGTGCGGGCGCCGCAGCAGCTCCCGACATCACCGTCCACATACAGACCCCAAGCGACGAAAACAGTCAGGACGAACAAGGGGCCCTCCGCGTGCGTTGGCGGGCTCTCTACGCACCGCCATCCTGAAGACCCTGACATGAAATCACGGCACAATGAAGGTCTCCACGAAAGTCAAAGAGACGCCGGACCAGATTGCGGCGCGTCAGGCGGAAGAGGCGCGCATCGCCGCCGCTGAAGCGAAGTCGCAGTCGCAAGAAATCACCGCGCTTGGTCGCAACGCCTCCCGCCGCACGCGGCAGGTGATCCGCGCGTTCGGAGCACGCAACGCCACAGCAGCCTTCGGCGGCCTCGGCGGTCTGGCCGCTGCGGCTTCCGGCGGCGCCACCGTCACCGGCGGCGGCGTCACGGGCGGCATGAGCTACGACTTCGGCGACTTCCTCGCCTCGGAAGGGCCGCGAGCCTGATGGCGGCGGTTGTCGAGACGGCGCTGCAGAAGGAAATGAAGCGGCGCATCACCGAGGCGCGGCAGTGCCGCACCCGGCGCGCTGCAATGGTGAACGAGGTGTTCCGCCTCGCAATGCCGCACCGCCGTCGCGTGAACGAGGAAACAGAGCGGAACCTGTCTGAAGACGACATCGCCGACATGCTGGACGGCACGCTGGCGGACGCAATCGAAGATTTTGCGTCCGACATGATGGCGACGTTCACACCGCCGCACGAGCCGTGGTTGACGATCGCGCCGACCGTCGCGCTTCCCAAAGAGCAACAGAAGCAGATCGCCGACAGTCTGGCGGCGGCGATCGAATGGTTTTGGGAAGACCTGGGGCAGTCGTCTTTCTACGACGCGGCCTATGAGTGCTATCACGATCTCGCCGCCGGCTACATGGCGGTCTGTCGCAAGGACTACGGCGCCGATCAGCCGGTGGCGTGGGAGCCGGTGCAGCCGGCGGCACTGCTTCTCGAGCACGGCCCGAATTGTTCCATCGACGGACGATGGAACGACTACAGGATGGAGCGCCGGCTGTTCGAGGCGACCTATGGCCGCCGCATCAAGCTGCCGAAGGAGCTGGCGGACGCGAAGCCGGACACGCGGTTCAAGATCGTCGACGGCACTCATCGCGTGTGGGAAGACCGCGGCTTCTCAGCGTATCGCCGCATCATCACCGTCAACGAAAAGGTGGTGTACGAAAAGGTGATGAAGGGCGAGGGGTCGGTGTCGCTGATCCCGGCGCGCTGGCGCTCGGACTCAGGCTCGCCGTATGGCGTGGGCCCGGCATGGAAAGCCTGCCCGGCGCAACGGGTGCTCAATGAAATCACCGCGCTTCACCTCGCCAACCTTCACAAGGTGGTGGACCCGGCAGTCGCCTATTCGGACGACGGCACAGCGAACCTCGAAGAAAACGGCGTGGACGCGGGCGATTGGGTCAACCTGGGCGAAGGGTTCGACGTCAAGATTCTGGAATCGGGCGGCCGCTTCGACGTGAGCTTTTTTACGCAGGAGGATCTGCGCTCTTTCGTCCGCCGCTCGGTCTATCAGGACAAGCCGGAACAGAAGGGCAAGACGCCACCGACCGCGGAGCAGTGGGTCGACGAGCGGATGGCGTCGCAGCAGCGCTTTGAAGTGCCGCGCGGCAAGCTGTTCCGCGAATGGTCGATCCCGATCGTGAAGTCCCACATGTGGCTGCGCCAGCAGCACGGGATCATGCCACAAGTCGAACTGGACGGCCGCGCGCTCGTCCTGGCCCCGGTCAGCGGGCAAGCGAAAGCGCGCGCTTTCGAAAAGGTCGCGAAGGGCGAGCGCCTCTTGCAGGGCATCGTCGGCTTTGCGCCGGACAAGGCGCCGGTGATCGTCGACGCGGCGTCGACGTTCGCCAACATGAAGCGCCTGCTGGACGATGAGGTGGTGACGATCCGCACCGACGCGCAGCAGCAGGAAATCGGCCAGCTCGTGCAAGCCGCCGTGCAGCAGGTGATGGCCGCGCAACAGGAGACGGCATGAACCGGGCAGCGCAACTCAAACGCTTCCAGCCCATTGAGCGGCTTCGCCGGTTACGCGGCTCCGAACCTGAAGAGCAATCCGAAATCGGCGCCGCGCTGACCCGCCTGTCGCAGACGCCAGACGGCAAGAAGTTCCTCGACTGGCTGTGGCTCCAGACGAAGGGAAAGACGTTGCCGGCGGACGCGAGCGACGGTGCGTTTCGTGAGCACAACGCGGTCTGCACTCTCTTCGACAGGATTTTACGCCTCGTCGAGGAACAGGATGACGGAAAGCGCCGCGCCAGCGGACACGGGTGATGCTCCGGCGACTATCGCGGATGCGGTGGGCGCTGTTGACGTTTCGGCCTCCAATGACACGCCGGCAGTAACGCGACCGGACGATCTGCCGGAAGATCTGTGGGATGCCGAAGCCGGCGCCCCGAAGTTCTCGGACATCAAGACCCGCCTCGAAGAACACGCCGCCCTCAAGGCAGCGCAGGAAGCCGCGGCGGGTGAAGTATTCGCGGCGCCGGAAGACATCGACTGGTCGACAGACGTCCAGGTCGAAGGCCAACCGGCGACGTTCGACACGGAAGACCCGTTCTTCAAGGCGGTCTCCGCGGCGGTGATCGAGCACAAGGTGCCGAAGGGCGCCTTCAAGGCGATGCTCAACGCCTTCGCGGAATCGCAGATCGCCAACGCTGCCGGCGCCCGCGCCGCGGCAGAAGCGGAGTTCAAGTCCCTCGGCGAGACGCCAGACAAGGCGGTCGCGCGCATCAAGGGCATCGAAACCGCCATCTCGACCGCCATCGGCGAGGAAAAAGGCGGTGCGTCGAAGGCCAAGGCTTTCGTCGGCACGCTTCAGACCAAGGCGCAAGTCGAGGTCATCGAGGCACTTCTCGAGCAACTGCGCGATCCGAACCCCGGCCAGAACGCCGGTCCGGACGCAAAGGCTCTGCTTCAGACGGACCCCGGCAAAGTGTTTTTCGGTAGCAAGAAGGCAGCGTAACTATGGCGACCATTGGTGCATCTTATCCGACGCTGGTCGACATGGCCGCGACCGACGGCGACAAGGTTCTCGTCGAGATTCTGAACCAGAAGAATCCGATGCTGGACGACATGCCGTGGTTCGAGTGCAACGACGGCACCGGGCATAAGACGAAGATCCGCACCGGCCTTCCGACGCCGACGTGGCGCGCGCTTTACCAGGGCGTGCAGCCGACGAAGGGCACTTTCGTGCCGGTCCGCGACTCGTGCGGCAACCTCGAGGACTACTCCGAAGTCGACAAGATGGAGTACGACCTGGCGGGCGAAAACGCTCAAACGTGGCGCCTGTGGGAAGACTCCGCTCACATTGAGGGCATCTCGCAGACTCTCGCGTCGACAGTCGTCTACGGCAACGTCACCACGTCGCCGGAAAAATTCCACGGCCTCGCCCCGCGCTACAACGCGCTGTCTGGCGTCAACACGGCCGACAACATGGTCTCCGCCCTTGGCGCGGGCTCCGACAACACGTCGATCTGGCTGATCGGCTGGGGCCAGCAAGCCACGCACGGCATCTACCCCAAGGGGCTGATGGCGGGGCTGCAGTACGAAGATCTCGGCCAAGACACGAAGGTCAATTCAGACGGGTCCATGTACCAAGTGCTCCGCACCCACTATCAGTGGGCGTGCGGACTCACGGTGCGCGACTGGCGCACGAACGGCCGCATCTGCAACATCGACGTCTCGGACGTGCGCGGCACCGTCGCGAACCAGAAGGCGCTCATTACCTACCTCGTGCAGCTCATCGAGCGTGTCGAGGAGCCGGTCGCCGGTCGCCAGATCCTCTACGCCAACCGCACGATCCTGTCGGCGCTGCGTCAGGGCATCATCGATCGTGTGTCGAACAACCTCACGTTCGACACGGTGAACGGCAAGCGAGTGCTTGCCTTCGACGGCATCGAGTTCAAGCGCATGGACGCGATCCTGAACACCGAAGCGACCATCTCGTAAGGCGCCTGCAAGGAGCAAGGACCAATGATTCTCGACTATCAGGCAGCCTTCGAAACGGACGTCGCGCTCACCGCGACGCGCGTCTCGACGAACACCTACGACCTCGGCGCCGCGCTTCGCGACATCGCGCAGCTCGAAAACCTCTGGCTTGTGGGCTTTGTCGGCACGGCGCTGACCTCCGCCGGCGCGTCGACGCTCACCGTCGACCTCGTGGGCGACGACAACGCCTCGCTGTCCTCGCCGACCACGCTCGTCAACCTGATGCCATCCACGGCAAAGGCGACGCTCGTGGCGGGCTATCGCATGTTCGCGCTGAAGCTGCCGATCGGCAAAATCACCGAACGCTATCTCGGCCTGAACTGGACGGTCGGCACCGCCAACTTCACGGGCGGTACGGTGAAGGCGTACTTCACGCCGAACATCGACCAGCAAACCTACCTGCCGAAGGGCTATGTGAACTACTAAGGAGCGTCCTGAATGGCGACCCCGCGTTACAAAATCACTGGTCAGATGTTCTTCCGTGACCAGCTCATCCAGTCGGGTGAGATCGAGTTCGACGGCGAGCCCAACTCCGTCATGGAGCCGCTGAACGACGAGGCGAAAGTCGCCGTCGCAGCGCGAGACGCCAAGCGCAACGCGAAAGCGGACGCGCTGGCTGCTGGCCTCTCAGCGACGGTGGACAGCGCGGTAATCGACGCCCTCAAGGCGGTCGATGTGCGCCTCACCAATCTAGAGGCCGGACTCGGCGTGACGAACGCCAACGTCGCGGAGCACGACGTGGGCCTCGATCTGGCGGTGCAGCGCCTCGACGACATCGAAGGCGTTCTGAGCGCTGCCGCCGCGGGCGGCTCGCGCAAGAAGACGCCGCCGAAGGTCGAAGCGCCCGCGCCGGTGGAAACGCCCGCGCCGACGGTCGACCCGTCAGTGCCGCTCGACACGCCGGTTGACCCGGCGCCCGCAGAGCCCGCACCGGTCGATCCGGAAACCCCTCCCGTCTGATCCTAGCGAGGGCGGATAACTTGGCCGGTGCGTTGTTCGGGCGACGCACCGGCCTTTTTCTTGCGCTATGGCGAATATCAACTGCACCACTACGCCGCTCGCGCCAGCAGAGACGCAAGGCAAGCTCTATTCGTTCGCGTGGACGCCGCTCACGTTCAGCGGGACGGACGTCGGTCTGCCTGTCGCAGCGCACTACGCGCTCGCCACAGATCGATCGGTGCAGGTGCACGGCACGTTTGGCGTCGGCGGCACCGTGCTGATCGAAGGGTCGAATGACGGCACGAACTGGTACACGCTGACGGACCCGCAAGGGAACGCGCTGTCGGTTAACGCCGCCAAGATTGAAGCGATTTCCGAGCCCACGGTTTATGTCCGGCCGCGCGTCACCGCCGGCGACGGCAGCACGTCACTGACGGTGACCATCTTCGCGAGGATCTGATGAGCACGAAAGCTGACGGTATCGCCGCGCTCCAGCGGCTCATCACGATGTTCGGCCCGCTCGCAGAGATCAAGGACGATCTCGACGTGATCGCGTCGCTCGACCAGGCGGTAGCGGAGCGCAAGAGCGAGCTGCAGCGCGTGGAAGGAGCGGTCGCCGCCGGCGAGGAAAAGGTCAAGCAACTGCAGCAGGACGCGACCGCCGCGGCAGCGCGCGTAGATGCTGACACGATCAAGGCCAAGGAAGAGGCGATGCGGATCGTCGCCGCGGCGCAGGCGGAGGCGACGACCATCGTTGCGGACGCCAAGGCAGCGCTGAAGCGCGCCGACGACTCAGCGGCGGCCGCGCGCAAGCTGATGGCGGAAGCGCTCGACAAAGGGCGCGAGATCGAAGCGCAGCGCAGCAAGGTCGCCGCGGAAGAGCGCGCCTCGATCGCGCGGATTGAAGACGCCCGCAAACAGATTGGCGATATCGCGAAGGCAGTCTAATGGCCGACAATGTAGCGGCTACGCCCGGCGCCGGAGTGATGATCGCTACGGATGACGTCGCTGGCGTGCAATTCCAGCGGGTCAAGGTCACGCTCGGCGGCGATGGAGTCGACTCTGGCGACGTGGCAGCCGGCAACCCGCTGCCCGTTACAATGTCCGCCCTGAAGGCGGAGGATGCGCCGGCGGTGTCTGGCGACCTCGGCTTGCCGATGCTGGCGATGCGCCAGCTCGCCGACACCACGTCGACCGACACGGACGGCGACTACACTCTGCTGAAGATGGACGAGGAAGGGCGGCTGAAGGTCGCCACAAAGCCTGCGTCTTTCGCGCTCGTCTCAGGCAACATCACCGCGAGCGCGCAGACGGTCTTCTGCGACGTGTCGCGCGCCTCCAACGTCATGCTTCACATGGTGGCGGCCTCACTGGTCGGCCACAACGTGACGTTCGAAGGGTCCATTGATTCCACGAACGGCACGGACGGGACGTGGTTCGCGATCCAGGTCATCCGCTCCAACGCGAACACCATCGAACTGACGACTGGCGTGCTGGCGGCGACGCCTGCCTATGCGTGGGAAGCGTCGGTCAACGGTCTCTCGTTCGTCCGTGTCCGCGCCACGGCGCACACCAGTGGCACGGCGACATGGAAATTCCAGCGCGGCAGCTACGCGACGGAGCCGATTCCCGCGGCGCAGATCAGCGGCACGCAGCCGGTGTCCTTCACGCAGCCGGCGCTCGTCGCCGGCACAGCGGCGGTGGGCGACGTGGGTGTGCAGTACCGCGCCAGCGCCACGGGCGCGGCGACGGTGACGAACGTCCTGAGCCCGGCGACGCCGACAGGGCAGTCGATAAAGGCCAGCGCCGGTCGATTGCTGGGGTTCAGTCTGGTCAACGTGAACGCTGCGACACGCTGGCTCAAGGTCTTCAACGCCACGACAGTAACGCCTGGCACTACCTCCGCGTTGTTTGAGATCGCACTGCCGCCAAACCAGCAGGTATTTGCCGCCCTTGAGGGCGGCATGGCGTTCGCAACCGGCATCATGGTGATGATCACGGGGGGGCAAGGCCTGACGAACAACACCGCGATCACGGCCAACGAGATCACGGGCTTCACCATGCACGCCTGATGCTTCTGCTGCTATTCCTGCCATCGGGAGCCGCCCCGCCGCCCGAAACGAACGGAGCGGCCGTCGTGGTCCGCCGTCGCCGCCGGCGCGGTTAGTGCGTCGCCTCTAGCGGCCACGCACGCGAAACTGTGTGAATGGCGACCCGCGCATCCATCATCCAGGCGGCGATCACACGTCTCGGATCGGAGGCGCCGCAATCCATCGACGAGGACTCCGACGAACTGGCCGCGGTCGACCGGCTCTATGACGCGATCGTGGAAGACTTCCTGTGCCGCCACGCGTGGACGTTCGCGACGCGGGAAGCGGTGCTGACCGCCCCCACGGAGCGAGACGAGGACACCGAGAAGCCGTGGACGTGGCAGTTCGCAATGCCGTCGGACGTGATGAACGTCCGCGAAGTGCTGCGTGAAGGGGTGCCGGCGCAATACGAACTGCGCGACGGCGTGTTGCTGGCGCGCGACGACGCCGATCTGACGCTGATATACAACTGGAACGCGAGCGAGGAGCGCTGGCCGGGAGACTTCGCCGGCGGCGTTCAAGAGGAACTGCTGGGGCAACTGCTGGAGGCGTTCGAAGAATGGACGCGCGGCCAGCAGGTGCGCGGTATTGCCGAACGCAAGCTGAACCGCGCCATGCGCCGTGACAGGCGCCAGAAGCCGGGCCGCCGCGCCGAAAACCCGCGTCTCTTGCGCGTCTTCTACAATAGGCAAGCCGGGAGGGTCTGATGGGCCGCAAGCGCTCACAGGTCCACTATTCATTCGAAGGCGGCGAAGGCGATGTGCAGTATCAGCGCCGCGCCGATTCGGAGATATGGATCCGCACCGCGCGCAAACTGCGCAATGTCCGCATCCTGAACGGCGGCGGCGCGGCGCGACGCCCGGGGCTTGCCCGCGGCGTTGAGTCGTCCGGCCCGGTGCGCCTGCTCGAGTTCATCTCGCGCGCGGGTGACCGGCGCATGCTGGCGTTCCGGCCGACGGCGGTGGACATCTACGAATCTGATCTCACCGTCGAGGACACCGAGACGTCGCTGCCGTGGGCGGCCGACGACCTAGCGACGATGCAATTCGCGACCGAGAACGATCGCGTCATTGTGACGTCTCAGCAATTCCTCATGCGAACGCTGGAGCGGTCCAGCGCCGGCGCATGGACGGGCGCGTCCTTCTCCTACGACACGGGCCCGGAATCGTCGAAGAAACAGCCGTATTTTCGCTTCAGCGACACACGCGGCATCACGCTCCTTCCGAGCGGAACCAGCGGTTCGATCACCGTAACGGCCTCGGCCGCGCTTTTCGTCGCCGGCCACGTCGGCACGCGCTTCCGCATTCTGAACCGGGAGGTGGAGGTCACGGCCTACACCGACTCGACGCACGTCACGGCGACTGTGATTCAGGCGCTCTATCCGACGATGCGATGGACCGTCGGGTCGACGACCGGCTTTGGCGTCGGCGACCAGGTGACGACCACTGCGGATTCCGTGGAAGGCGAGGTCGCGGCGATCGTCAGCGCAACGCAGATCGACGTCATTCTCAAAAACGGCTTCACAAATCCGACGGTCACTTCAAACGTCGTCGTCGGCCCGAACACGTCAAGCGCGTTGAGCGCCGTCACCACGACGACCTCACTGGCGACGACGCAGTGGGACGAGCAGATGATCTCGTCCGTCCGCGGGTATCCCGGCGGCTGCTGCTTTCACCGCTCGCGACTCGTTCTCTACGATTTTCCGCAGGCGCCGGAATACATCGCAGCGAGCGCCGTCGGGCTCTATAACGACTTCGATGTGGGCGACGGGCTGGACGATGACGCCATCATCGAGGGCATTGGCGACGCGCCGGGCAAGCGCATCCGTCACGCGATTTCAGCGGAACAGCTCATCGTCCTGGGCGAGTCGGGCGCCTACTATGTCGGCGACGGCTCACAATCGGTGCTGACGCCGACGACAGTGGACTTCCTCAAGATCGGGCCGGAGCCGGTGGGCGACGCCAACCCGGTGCTGGCCGCGGAAGGCGTGGTGTACCGCGAAACCAAGGCCGACCGGATCATGCTGCTGCAGCCGACCGGCACCGTGCGCCGTTCATGGAACACGACCGAACTGGCGGACCTGTCGCCGCATCTGGTGCGCAATCCGACGCGGCTGTGCATTGTCGACGGCTGCGAATGGGGGCCGGAGCGCTACGTGTTTGCGGTGAACGACGACGGCACGCTTGGCTGCATGCACTTCCGCCGCGGGTCGGAAGTCGTCGGCTGGGGGCTGTGGGAGACAGAAGGCACGTTCGTCGATCTCGGAGCCTTCGATACGGAAGTGTGGGCCGTCGCCTTGCGCGACGGCATCTACACGATCGAGATATTCGACACGGACAGGCTGACCGACGAAAGCGTTCTCATCACGAACGCGGAAGGCGACACGCCGACAGACGCCTCGTGGGCGGGCAAGGAAATATCGCTGGTGTGGCGCACGACGGAAGACGGCGAGTCGCGCCGCGCGGAAGTCGGATATTTCGGCGGCACCGGCGCCGGCGCGTTGGCGGGTGCGCCGACCGCTGGCCGCGACTATGAAGGCGGACGCCGCTTCTACACTCAGGTCGGACTGTGGCCGCCGATCGATCCCGAAGCCGGGCCGCGCTCGTGGATTCGCTGCAGCCGCGTCGCCGTGGATACGGTCGATAGCGGGCTCTACTATGTCGACGAGAAGCCGCGCACGCCGTATCGCGCGGCCGACGACCTGACACAGCCGCCGCCGCTGAGGTCCGGCTGGCGTGCGTTGAAGCGCCTGGGCCGTGAGCGCGATCCTGAAGTGGACGTCACGCAAGTAGAAAGCGCGCCGCTGACCGTGCGCTCCGTCGTTCTGGACGCATCCTGATGCAAGGCAGTGTCGGCTCCGCAGCCCTGAATGTGCTCTCGGCGGGCGCGTCTATGAAAATGGCGCGCGCGCAGCGCAACGCCTACAATCTCGAGGCGGCTGCCGCGGAGCAGGAAGCGCGCCTGATCGATCTTCAGACGCGCCAGAAATCAACTAATGCGCTGAACAAGCTGAACGGCGACCTCGCCGCGATCGAGGCGATCCGCGCTGGACGCAATCTGGCGCTGGATTCGCCGACCGGCATGGCCGTCGCCAAGGCGTTCGCGCGAGAGTCTATGGACGCAATGGACGCTGAAAAACTTACGGGAATGGTTGCGGCGCGCCAGCGACGCATTTCCGCGATGTCGTCACGCATCGCCGGCCGTGGCGCGCTCATCGGCGGTTATGTCAAGGCAGCCGGTTACCTGAAGGACGCAGCGGGCGATCTCGCGGGCGCGGCAGGACTTGGAAAGCAGGGCTGATGGTCCGGCGCGCAGGCATCATGGAAGCACCGACCGGCGAGACGAGCCCGGTCAATATTGAGTCTGGCGCCCGGGGCGCGCAGGCCATTGCGCAAACGTGGGGCGAGATCGCCAACGCGACAGCCGCGCTGCGGAAGAGCATGCAGCCGGCGCTCAATCGCGAGATGGAGCAGAAGGCGGGCGAGGCCGCGGCGGCCGGCGACTTCCGCCAGCGGTGGACGATGACGGAGCAGGACGCGGCGTATAACGCCGCGATCCGCGCGTCTTTTCTCGCGCAGGCGCAGAACGACATCGACACGCGCCTGGCGCAGGTGGAGCGGGACAACGCGCTGGACCCTGAAGGATTCGGAGTCGCCGCGGAGTCGGTGAAAAGCGGCGCGCTGGAAGGCGTGCCGTCGGACTACGCTGTGGCGGTGGGCCAGTATATCGACCGCGAGGTCTCGCGCGGCGCCATCCGCGTCGCCGGCCGTCGCACAGAACAGGCCACCAGAGAAAGCGAGGCCGCGCTGAAGTCGCGGCTTGAAGTCCTCGATGCGCGCAATTCGGAACTGCTACCGTCCGACCCCGCGTGGGCGGAATACATGCTGGATCGGGAAGACGTCCTGCAGGCGCTCGGCAACCCGCTCTATGGCATCACCGACGAAGAGCTTCAGCAGAACCGCGACACGGTGTTCTCACGCGCCACGGCGAACGCAATCTCCAAGACGGCCCTCGGCATGTACGAGAATGAGCCGGGCGCAGAAGGTGCGGCCAAAGCGTATGGCTTCATCGACGAGCAATTCAAGCGCACGGACCTGACGCTGACGTCGGCGCAGCGGGACCAATTTATCGGCGAGGCGCGCCGATCGATCGCGCGAGCGGAAACGGAGCGCAAGGCGCAGGAGCGGGAGATCGCCCGCAACATTCGGGAAGCGCGCCGCGAAATCACGGAAGACGTCCGCGACGAGATCGAGTCGCTCGACACGCTGTTGGACGCGGGCGCCCTGCCGGACGAAGGGCGGGTCAATTCGCTCGTGGATGCCGCGGAGCAAACGGGCCGCCCGTCGCTCATCTACCAGGCGCGCGACCTTCGCGCCCGCCATCAGGCGGTTACTGGTCTGAAAGGACTGTCGGCGCTCGACGCTGGCAACCGCATGGCGGAATGGAAGGCCGCAGCGGAGGCCGGGGATGAGTCCGCCGCTCGGCGATATAACGCCGGCGCCGACTATCTGCAGGCCGCGGCGGCGCAGCAGCGCACGAAGCCACTGGAGTTCTTGCGCGACCATTACGGCGAGCGCCTTTCGCCGATCGACACGCCGGATGGGTGGCGTTCGCGTATTGAGCAGGCGGGACGCGCGGCACAGCAAGCCGGGGGCGTGCAGCCGCAATACCTGCTGGATCAGGAAAAGAACGTGCTCGCGGCGCTGTCGGACAACGGCGGCGACCAAGCCTACGGCGTCGCAATGCAAATCTGGCGAGCGGCGCCGCCGGAAGTGGCGCGTCAAATCTTCCGCGAGATCGGGCCCGGCGGTCCAGCGATGGGTTATGCCGGCATGGTCCTGAGTGAGGCGGGCAACGAGAACGCCGCGCGCCTGATTCTCAAGGGCCAGCAGATGAAGCGGCGCCAGGAAAGCGGCGGCTATCAGCCGGCAGATTTCAAGGAAGACGAGCGCGACGCGATCTTCGACCGTCTCGTTCCGACGGTGCTGCAGGGTGCGGCGCGCGCGGATCGGCGACGCGCGGCGGATCTACTTTTCGAAGGGCGCTTCTCCGAGACGAGCGACGCGACGAAGGCGGGCTATGAGCGCGCTGTGCGCGAAGTTCTCGGCGAGCGCGAAATCAACGGGCGGACATTCGGTGGCGCGGTGCAACACCGCGGGCTTCGCATAATGGCGCCTGTCTGGATCCGGCAGGATCAATTCGGCGTTGTGATGAACAGCCTGCTGCCGGTGCATTTTCGCGCGGCGTCGGTCACCGGCGGCATGCCTATGGTCCGCCCCCCGGGCGGACGCATTCGTGAGGCGTCGCTGGCCGAAATGAACAGCATGAAGCTCGTGCCGGCGGGAGCGCCGGGCCGTTACTATCTCTCGCAGAAAAGCGCCCCGGACGCGGACGGCGTGTGGGACGTGGTGGGTGACGCCAACGGCCAGAGCTACATAATCGACCTGAACAAAATCCGCGCGAGCCTCGCCGCGCAGCGGCCGGACGCGGTGGTTCCGGAGCAGACCAATGGCCGGTGATGAAGACGTCCGCGTTCGAGTTACGTCAGACAGCGAGCCGTCCATATTCGACGGTCTCGCCGTCGGCTATCGCAGCGGCCAACTTTCGCGATCGACCGCAACCGACGAACTGATCCGCGCGGAAGCGTTCGCAGAAATCAACGACGAGGTTTTCCGCATCGCCGGCGTGCGGCTGCCGAACCCGGTGTTGCAGGATCGCTCGCGCATCGGCGGCGTGCGCAACGAGACGCTGGGGCCGGATCATCCGGACAACACCGAGCGCCAGTGGTATGAGGCGCTGTCGAAGCTGACGTCGACAACGCGGCTTGTGCGCGACGGCTCGCAATGGAAGCCAGCCGATCCGCGCCTGATGGCCCTGCTGCCGCGCACCACGCCGGAAGCGCTCAATCGCCGCGCCAGCGAGATCCGTCTGGAAGCCGCGGCGGAAGGCGCGGATTACAATGAGCGGTTCGGGCTGCCCGGCATGCTCTTGTCGGGGATCGGCGATCTGGCCGGCGGCATGCAGTCGCTCGCGCCGGAGTCATATCCGCAGTTGGCGGCGGGCCCGGTGGGCGCGGCTTCAAGAACAGTGACGGGCACGGCGGTCCGGTGGGGCGTGGCCGGCATGATCGGCGGCGCCATCGGGGAAGTCGGCACAGCCGATCAAGCCGCGAAGATGGGCCAGGAATACACGCTCGGAGACTTCGCGACGAACGTGACGCTTTCCGGTCTGGTCGGCGGAACGCTCGGCGTTGGCGGGCGGGTGCTCGGCGATGCGTTCACGGGGCAGCTCGGTAAGGCAAGGCCGGACCCGACGGCGTTCTCGCCGGACGTGGACGCGTTCCGCGCGACGCCTCGCTATGACGCAGAGCGCGAAATCATCGCCAGCGTGTTCGGCGACCAGTTTGCGCGCGACACGCTGGACGTACTGGCGACGCGCTATGAACAGCAAGCGGCGAAAGACTTCCTGTCCGGCATTGAGCGCACGATCGGCCAGACCGCGGCGCGCGAGGTGGCGGCCGGCTTGCGCACGATGGAATCGAACGACGCGCGCGAGGCGCTGACCGAAGCCGGCGTGCCGAAGATCGAACTGGACGAGGAAGCCTATCGCGCGCTGGACGAGGCCGACGCCCGTCTGCGGGATCTCGGCGAGCCACCGGAGCCGCCGGCGCCCGCGCGCGCCGTCAGTGAAGCAGAGCGCGCAACAGTGGAGCGCATTCGCGACGAGGCGCCGACTCCGGACCCCGGCGCGCGGACCGAGGCGACGTTCCGCGGCGTGACGCGGCCGATCACGTTTGAGCAATTCCGGCCGCGCGACGTAGGGTTCGATCCGGACACGTTCCAATACAAGCGGTCCTCCGGACCGCAGGGGCAGACTGGCGCGCTGGAAGGCGTGCAGACGTTCGATCCGGTCTCGTCCGGCAAGGTCATCGTCTATGAGCGCGCGAACGGCCAACGAGTTGTCGCGGACGGGCACCAGCGCCTTGCGCTGGCGCAGCGCGCGGAACAGGCCGGGCAAGATGTAGCGCTCGACGGCTATCTCTATCGCGAGGCGGACGGATGGACGCCGGAAGAGGTTCGCCAGGTCGCGGCGCAGAAGAACCTCCGCGAAGGCGCTGGCGATCCGCTGGACGTCGCATCGATCCTGCGGGAGGCGCCGGACCTGCTGGACAACACCATGCCCCTCAATGGGGCCGTAATGCGCACTGGACGGGCGCTGGCGCGCTTGACGGACGAGGCGCTGGGTGCGGTGCGGAACGGCCTCATCACGCCTGAGCAAGGCGCTGTGATCGCCCGCGTGGCAGCGGACCATCCTGAGCTGCACATGCCGATTGTGAAGCAGTTCATGGAAGACCCGCCGCGCTCGCTGGCGGAAGCGGAGTTCATCGCTCGCGAGATGATGGCGCTGCCGACCTATCGCGAACAGGCGTCACAGATGGGCTTGTTCGGCGACGCGCCGATCGTCTCCGGCGCACGCGAACGCGGCATGATCCTGAACGAGGCGCTGAAGGCTCTGCGGGAAGACCGCCGGGCCTTCGCCGCTGCGGAGCGGTTCGCCGACGACCTCGAGGCCGCCGGCAATGTGCTGGCGCGGGAAGAGAACGCGCGCCGCGCAGATGCCGCGGCCGCGCTGGTGAAGGAGCTGACCATCCTTGCCACACGCGCCGGGCCTGTGGCGGACGCGCTGCGCCGCATCACCGCCGACGCGGTGGAGAACAAGGTCAGCGCCAGGAAGGCGGGCCAGCAGTTCGCGGACGAGATCGTCGCCATGCTCAACGAGCGTGGCCTTCTCGCCATGAAGACGGGCGCTCCGTCGACTCCCGTTCCGGCGCCGGAGTACCGCCCGCTGCACGAAACGCTGGAGGCGGAAACGCGCGCCGGCGAGATCGGAGAAGCGCACGATCTGGACGACGAGGCCATTCGCGCGTCGATGGCGGAAATCGCTGTCGAGCGGGCGATGAGAGGGGATGAGCCGCCCGCGCTGGACGACGACGCGCTTGGCGTCACGCCGGAAGACGACATGGCGCTCATTGATCGCGCGCTCGCGGCGATGGAGGCCCTGGGCGAAGACGTAGACCCGACGGTGCGGGAGGCCGCGGCGGCGTTTCTGGCCGAACCAGATCTCGCCATGTATCGCGAGGCACGCGCCCGTCAGGAGCCGCAAGCTTACAGCGAACGGGCCGATCCGGAAGCGCCGCGCACGCACACCGAGGCGGTGGAGGGTGATGCGGACGTGGAAGCGCCGTTTCAGCCGCTCGCCTACAAGGATGAGGCAAAGCTGCTGGACGATCTGAAGTGGGTGACGCTGCCGGAACTGTCCGCCATCGCACGGGAATTTGACGTGCAGGCGACCGGATCGCGCGCGGAAATCACCGCCGCGATCATGCGAGACTGGCGTGCGGCTCAACCCGACCCGGAGCCGGAAGTCTCAAACGATGCCGGCGTTGTGGTGCCGGGCCCCGAATTGCCGCAGGCGGACGTCAGCGATCTTCTGAGGCGTGCCGCAAAATTCTCCGGCCGCGAAGACGCAGCGGCCCGCTACGGCGACGCGCTGGCCGACCTCGTGGACGCCTATGCGCGCATGCCCGACGCCATGAAGCGGCTGACGCGGGAGATAGAGGACACGGCGGACGAACGCCGCGCCACAGTGCTGCGCGCTGTGCGCGACGAGCTGACGAATGCCCCGCGCATGGCCGAGGAAGAGCGGCGCTACCTAGGCGACATCGCCCGCCACGCCACCGACTTCTCTTATGCGATCGACGAAATGCCCGGCCTCATTGACAGGTTCGATGGGATCGCGGCGCAGACGCTCAAAGAGATCGAGGCGCTGACGCAATCTCACAATGACGTCCCCGCCGGCATTACCGAGCCGATCCGCGTCATCGTCGACCAGATCACCGCAATGAAGGCGCCCGGCCTGCCGGTGACTAGGGCGCAGGACGCGATCGGCTATATCGACAAACTGCTGGAGCTTGATCGCGGGGCGTTGCCGCCTGAATTACGCGCAGCCGTGGAAACATACAGAGCCGAGCAAGAACAAGCCATCGGTATCGCTCAGACGACGAGCGTGTGGGATGCCATACACGGCAAAGTCGATGATATGGACGGCTCATACGACGAAATTGAACAGGCGTGGCAGGCCGCCGACATCGACGCGCTCGAAGCAGCGCATCCGGAACTGTATTCCGCGCTGCTCGACGTTATCAACGAAACGACTGACGGCTTCCATTTGTTTTCGCAAGAAACGGGTATCGAACAGGCGCAGCCGCACTTCGCCAAGATTCGCCGGAATCTCGACGAGTTGTGGGACGAGTGGCAAGCCACGATCGGGCAACGCGTGGCCGCCGATGACGCGAAGCTCGACGCGATACCGTGGGCCGAACGCGCCAAAGCGGAAATGACCCAGGACGAAATCGATCGTAAGCGGGTCGACCTCGCGCTTGAGGATCTTGCGGCGGCCTTCGACACCGCGGGCGAGGATTCCGGGCCGACGACGCTGCGCACATTCTCCCGACCCAAGGGTGTGCGCATGGCCGAAGCCCCCCGCGGCTGGGGCTCAATCGACTCCACCGTCACCCGCCCGCCGGGCATGACGCCCGACGCGATCGTGCGCACGCTCGAAAAGCGCTTCGGCAAGAAGACGCTCGCGGCGCTGATGGAGCGCGCCCGGCTGAAGATCGTGGCGCGGACGCGCGATCTGCCGATATTTCGGGGTGCTGACGCCAAGTTCGCGATGGCGCAGGCAGATCCCGCGCAGATTGCGCGCCGCGTGAAGGCGAAGGAGATTCAGGTCCGCATGGCGGACAAGCGGTGGGAAACCGTCAAGCGCATCGGCGATGCGGCGCACACGTCATACGCAGTGCCGATCGGCGAGAAGACGATGCGCGTGACGCTCGACCAGCACAGCGCGACCGAGATGGTCGTCGCGATGAACATCGACAAGCGCACGGTTTCTGGCGGCGGCTCGATGCGCGAGGCGATGCAGGCGTTCGGCACGACGATCGGCGTGCTGCGGTTCGATGCGCAGATGCGAGCAAAGGCTGGCCTCGCTCCCGTGACCTATTCATTCGGCGGCGGCGACGGCAACCTGCACTCGTTCTATGCGCGCCTGCTGAACATGAAGGGCTTTGTGCCAGACGGGTACAAGGCGTTTCTGCGTTTGCCCGACGGCATGTTCCACCTGATCCCCGACGGCGTGGAGCCCGCGACGTTCGGCAAGCGTATGCTGCCGGTGAACGACGACGTGGCGTTCGCCCGCGATTTCACCCAACAAGGAATCCGCGGCGTTCGCGGCATGGCGCATGACGGCGTGTCCTACCTCGTCGCGGAAAACCTGCAGCCGGAAAACGTCAACGGCATCCTGCTGCACGAAGTCGGCGTGCACACCGGCATGCGCGAAATGCTGGGCGACAGCGGGTTCGACCAAGCCATCAGCGCGATGGATGCTCTTGTCCGCGCCGACGACCCGGAGGCAATCCGCGCTCGTAGTCATGTGCCGAATGACACGCCCGCGCACCTCATCCAGGAAGAGACGCTGGCCTATGCGATCACGGACTACGAAAACCTGAAGGTAGGCGGGCGCTTGCGAACGCTGATCGACCGCATTGTGGCGTCCGCGCGTGCGTGGCTGTGGCGCACATTCCCCGCGCTGCGGGACAAGATCAACCTATCCATCGCCGACCTGCACGCGCTGGCGGAAGGTGGGCTACGTCACGTCGCGCGCAAGGAAGGACTGTCGGACGCGGTGGGGCCGCGATATGCGATGCTCAATGATCCGCGATTGTCGCCAGGCGAGGGCTACGCCGCGAGCCGAGCGATCGAGGGGGCGACGCCAAGTCAAATCGCGGAGGAAATGCAGACCTCCAGCCGCACCGTGCGTTCCCATCTTTCACAGGCAAGGAGAAAAGCGCCGGATTTGCACATTCCCAACGCGAAGAGTGGGGCGCCCGCTGGCATGAACACCAAAACGATGCAGCGCGGCGTCACCAGCGCGGAGCTTCTCAAGATGCAGCGGGCCCTCATGAAATCTGGAATGAGCAAGAGGGAGGCGAACGCGGCAATTGCTGCCAGAACGGGTCTTGACCCACGGCAAGTGACGGCGCGTCAATGGAAAGCTCGCCAGGCCGAAGCGCCCCGCTTCGCCATGACCGACGCTGAAACCGGCGCGTTGCGCGAAGGCGGCGCCGATGATCTCCTGCGCGACGCCCGCCGTCTCGAGGAGATCGCGGACATGCTGAAGGACTGCAATCCGTGAGTCTCATCCGCTGCGCCAGGACCGCGGCTGCTGTCGGGAAACTGGCGAAGCAGGAACGCGATGCGATGGAAAAGCTGTGGTCGCGTGAGTATCACGCGGCCATCGACGCTGGCGCACACAGCGCCAACGCGGAGCAGCAGGCCAACGATACGGTCATGGCGGCGTTGCGCGGAATTGCGGCGCACCAGAAACGCAACGCGCAGTTGCAAATCAACGCGCAACGGAAACTCGCAGAGGATGCCGCCCGTTTCCGCAACCTGAAGGGGGAGGCGGACATCGGCGTATTCGGCGAGAAGCTGATGCGCAACGTCGAGGCAACGGCGGACGCGCTTTTCCGGCTCGACATCTCAGAGATCGGCGCACTCGCACAGGCGTTCGGCAAGGAATGGCTTTCAGGCGCGCGCAAGAACGGCGTGCTGATGACCAATGTCGTGCGCGAGGCATTCGGCGAGGACACGGGCGACGCGGCAGCCAAGGGCTTCGCGGAGGTCTGGCGCAACCTGAACCAGAAGAAGATCGGGCAGTTCAACGAAGCCGGCGGCGCGGTGCCGATCCGCGACGATTGGGCGATGCCCGTGCACCACGACACGCTGGCGATCGCAACCGCCGGCGAGGAGGCGTGGAAAGCGGAGATCCGGCAGCGCACTGATTACACGCGCATGACCAACCCGCTGACTGGCCGCCCGCTCACGGCGCCGGAGTTCGAAGAAGCGCTGAGTGAAATCTGGCTGCAGATCAATGCGAACGGGTTCGACCCGGCCTCCGCACTATCCGGTGAGCAGGGCGCCGCCATGTGGCGTCGACGCGCCGACCCGCGCTTCTTCGTTTGGAAGTCCGCCGACGACTGGCTCGCCTATCACGAGAAGTTCGGGGCGGGCGTCACGCCGTTCGAGGTGATGACTGGCTGGCTGCGCGCGATCAACCACGATCTCGCCGCCATGCAGAAGCTCGGCCCCAATCCGTCCGCAACCGTGAAGTGGCTGGGGCGATCTGTGCTGGCGGAACAGGCGAAGCAGGTTCGCGGTGAGCCCGCGCTGTTCCCGCAGCGCGACGGACTCGGCAACAAGTTCGGCGCCAACGGTGCGGCGGAATACGCGCTGGAGAAACAGCGCGTCGTCGAGGATCTGTGGAAAATCTACACCGGCGAGGCGAACCGGCCGCACAACAAGCACCTGGCCTACGCCGAAGCCACGACGTCGAACCTCATCTATTCGGCCAAGCTGCCCTTCACCGTGGCCTACACGCCTGTCGACCTGATCAACCAGGCGATGACGCGCGCCTTTGTCGGACTGTCGAACAAGGGACTGCTGACTGATTTCATCGCAGCAGTGAAGCTTGCGAAGAACCGCACCGAGATCGCGGAATTGGGGCTCGAGATTGACACCGGCCTGTCCGCAATGGGCGCTGACGCGCGCGAGACGGCGTTCCTGCACGGCGCCGCATGGTCGCGATGGATGGCGGACCGCGTGATGACGCTCGGCCACCTGAAGCCGATCACGCAGGGCCTTCGCTCCATGTGGACGCTCGGCAACCTGCACCAGCTCGCGCGGCTGCAGAAAACCGCGTGGGAAGACCTGTCGCCGCGCTGGCGGCAAACGCTGGAACGATATGACATCGACGCCGGCGCATGGGAGTTCATTCAGGCGACGGCCCCGACGCGCACCAGCGCGGGGACGAACGTCGTGCGCATAGCCGACATAGCCAACACGGACATATTCACGCTGACGGCAGGCAAGGGCGGCATCGGGGAGTCCGTCGTGCCGCGGCCGGGACTGACGCGCGGTCAGGAAGTGGCGCTGCGCGTGCAGCGCATGATCGTCGAGGAAGGCGAGTATGCGACCGTCTCCGGCACGATCGCGTCGCGCCGCATCGGCATGCGCCGCGTCGGCACCGGCGGCGGGCTGCTGATCGGATCGTGGGCGAAGCTAAAGACCTACCCGATCTCGCACTTCCAGCACCACGGCTATCGGGCCGCCAACATCTTCCACCGCAACGGTGGCGGCATTCGCGGCGCTGGCGCGGCGAGCGGCTACTATATCGCCGGCCTGCTCGTGCCATCGATGCTGATGGTCGGCATGGGGCTCGTCCTGCGTGACGTGCTCGACGGCAAGGATCCGTCGGACGTGACCGATCCGGATTTCTGGAACCGCGCCTTTTTCGCCGCGTCCTCGCTCGGATGGGCGCAAGACATCTTTCAGGGGCTCTTCTCTTCTGACGACCGGATCAACGCGTTCGATCTGCAGGGCCCGCTCATCGGCACGATCGCGGACTTCCTGAACGTCGGTAAGGAATCGGTGCAGGCAATGGCCGGCGACGAAAAGGCCAAGCCGGAAGCGGCCGTCGTGCGTCTCGGGCGCAACCTCACGCCGAAGACCTGGTACACCAAGCTCGCGACCGACCGCCTCATTTGGGACAACGTGCAGGAATGGGCGGACCCGGAGGCCGCCGAAGCGTTCCGCCGCGCCGAAGCGCGGCTGCGCACGACGCGCGGGCAAGAGTATTTCTGGTCTCCCGGCGCCAATGTTCCTGAACGGTCGCCTAACTTCGGTGCGTTGGACGTGGCGCCCTTCAATGCCGATCAAGACGGCCTTGTGCAGGCGGCGGATAACTGATGACGGAAGCGTCCGAGTCCTTCTGGCTTTGGCTCCTGGGCGGCGTGATCGCCTTGGCGAAGCTGTTGATCGCCTACCTGTTCCACAAGGTTGATCGCGTGACAGAGAAGCAGTCGATCTTCGAGACGCGCGTCGCCGAACAATATGCGTCGAAGTCAGAGATCGAGAAGATGGACGAAAAGCTCGATCGCATTCTCGACAAACTGGACGCCAAGGCCGACAAGCCCGTGCGTTGAGAGGGTGACACCCCGCCGCGACCCTTCGCGGCATGACGCATTTGACCATTCCCGACCAAACGCCGTTGGTCACCTATGCGGCGGCCACAGGCATCGGGCCGTACAACGTCACGTTCCCTATCACAGACGAAGACGATTTGCGCGTCGCTGTCGATGGAGTCGAACTGGCCGCGGCCGCGTTTTCCTTCACGCCAACGACCGTCGCCACCGGCGGCTATCAAGCCGGGTACATCACTTTGTCGGTAGCGGCGGCGGCGCAGGACGTCGTACTCTGGCGAGACATTCCGCTGTCGCGGACGGACGACTTCGCCAACGGGCCGCTGGATATGTCCGCCCTAAATACCGCGCTGGATCGACTGACCGCGCAAGTGCAAGATGCGCGTCTGGCCGATCTTTTGGCAGCAAGCGCGTGGCTCGTGGGAGTCGGCGCGCCGGACGATGATAGCACGGGCACCGACGGCCAGCTCTATTTGAATAGCGCTACGGGAGACGTTTACGGGCCCAAAGACGCGGGATCGTGGGGCTCCATAGTGGCCAATCTCACGGGTCCGACAGGCGTCCCCGGCACGAACGGAACCGATGGCACGAACGGCGCAGATGGCGCTACGGCGGCAATCAAGCTGGTTTATTCCACCACGACGGCCGACAGCGATCCGGGCTCCGGCGCCTTTCGCCTGAACAGCACGACAATTTCGAGCGTCACGGCTGGCTATTTCGACAACAACGAAGCGGGCGGCAACTCGATCGCCGCCTGGCTAGACACATTCGACGACAGCACATCGGCCGCCAAGGGCGTTCTTGTCCTGCGTGGGCTGACGACCGCGACGGCGTTTGCGGTGTTCTCGGTGTCCGGCTCCGTAGTGGACGGCACTGGCTATCGCAAGCTGACGCTTTCCCACGTCGCCAGCGGTGGGACGTTCACGAACGGCGAGGCGTTCGCGGTTGCGTTTTATCGCACGGGCGACAAGGGAAATGCAGGCGCCGGTACGGGCGACCTCCTTGCGGCGAACAATCTGTCGGATCTTGCGTCGGCGGCGACGGCGCGGACGAATCTCGGACTCGGCACCGCCGCCGTCGTCGCAGACTCCTCTCTCGTCCACATATCAGGGACGGAGACTATCACGGGGGCGAAGACGTTTTCGGCGCTCTCGCAGCACAAATATTCTTCGACCGCGACGGGCGCGGACGCCACAGGCTCCGCGACAACGAATGTCGGGCACCGCATCGGAGCGAGCAATGTCGGCAGCAGCGGCTACGGCATAGACATTGGTGTTTCAAACAGCGACGGAACGACATGGATTCAGGCGCGCGATTGGAGCAATTATGCGACAAACGCCACGCTTCGGTTGCAGCCCAACGGCGGGACGGTCACGCGCGGCGGCAACCTTATGTACGACGCCGGGAACCTCCCCGGCACTGCTATAACGTGGACGGCGAGGCAGAGTTTCACCAACGACAGTTCGACGCCGTTTGATCGGGCGACCTCGGCGGTCCAGATTGAGTTTCGCACGGGCGGGGTAACGCAAGGCTATCTCGCCGCATACGGCGGCTACGGGTTCCGCGCCTTTTCGTCCGGCGGATCAGAGCTTTTCAATTCTTCCAACTCAACCGGAATTACCAATTTCCTATTTCCGCCGACAGTCAGTTCTGTGGCGATCAACGTCGCCGGAAAACAGGCCATCCCGATCCCCGCCTCGGCGATGACGCCACGCACGACGAACGGCGCGGCGGCTGGGCTGACTGAAACGACGACGAACAAGGTGATGCTGTCGACTCTGGATTACGACAGCACAACGCAAGAGTTCGCGCAGTTCTCGATAGCGATGCCGAAGGGGTGGAACGAAAGCACGGTATCGGCGCAATTCATCTGGACCGCCGCCTCCGGCTCGGGCGGCGTGCAGTGGGGGCTGCGCGCCGTTGCGATGTCAGACGACGACACACTCGATGCGGCGTTCGGTACGGGGCAAGTCGTCTCGGACACATTCCTTGCCGCAAACGACGCGCACATAACCGCAGAAACTTCCGCCATCACAATCGCTGGGTCGCCAACCGAAGGCGACATTGTTTATTTCGAAGTGTACCGCGTCCCCGCAGATGCGAGCGACACCCTCGCCGTTGACGCCAAACTCATCGCCGTTCGCCTCTTCATCACCACCAACGCGGCGAATGACGCATGACGAGCCTCGCTAATCTTGCGTTCGTAGGGGTAGCGGGAAAGCGGCGCTCAACTAACGCGCTTACAGCTTCGGTCCTCACCGGAAACCTTAGCGGCTCACAGGCCGCCGGCTCACCGAACGGTGTCGTCACATCGAACACCTGCACAATCACAGTGTCGGGCGGAACATCGCCATACACCTACGCTTGGACGACGACGACGCCGGATGGGACATACGGTTCGCCATCCATCGCTTCGCCGACAAGCAATGCCACAAGCGTCAGTGATACCGTCGATGCGCTGAGCTCATCGTCGGGCGAATGCCGTTGCCGCGTCACCGACAATGTCGGTGCGACCTTCGACGTGTTCGTGCCGTTCTCGCTGCAGAACACGTCGGTATAAATGGGTGCGTCGCGGCGGCGCGTGAGCGACGCCAGCATGGGTCATCCGTAAGGAGATCCCCATGAAATTTCTGATCGCGTTTCTGATCGCCGCTCTGGCGCTGACCTCGCCTGCCTTCGCGCAAGCCGTGTCCGACACGACTGTCACCGTGCCGTATGGTCAGTGGGCGACCGATCTTGCGATGGCCGCTATCGCGGCGATCGGCGGCGCTGCGGCCGCCGCCATCTCTCACCTGCCGATGCAATGGCGCTGGCTCGCCACGGTCGCTCGTGCAGACCAGCTCCTCGAGAAGGCGCTGGCGAAAGCGCGCTCCGAGATCGGCGCGAAACTGGCGCCCGACTCTTTCACGGTGGACGTGCGCTCGAAGCTCTTAGCCGACGCACTTCGATACTGCGTCGACCAATATCCGGCGCTCGTGAAACGCCTGGGCGGTCCCGAATTGGTCCGCCAAAAGCTACAGGCCCGCCTCCAGGAATGGATCGAGAAGACGTTCTGATACGTCGCAACGGAAGGAGGTGATCCTTGTCTGCTTCGACTCGTGAGACGTCGAAGGCTATGGCCGCCCTCGCCGCAAAGGTGCTGGGCGGCTACCAGCCGACACACGTGGAAATCATGGCGCTCGCCGGGTGCGTTCTCGCGCAGGCAGAGAAGGCGCCGCCGGCGGTGCGCAAGAAGCGCACGTAACTGAACGGAGATCGCGTGGCGCAAGCACCGATCAGTCGCGAACAAGCCGACCATACTCTCGCGGTCATTCGCGAGGTCTGTGAAGAAGGCTTTCCGCTTTACTCGAGGGGCGGCGGTGGAAACATCGGCGCCCTTTCTGTTGCGCGCGGACGTCTCGGCATCAACGTGTCATCGCTCGTCCGCCGGCTGCAGCGCATCAAGGCGCTGTACGGCCTGGAGCCGGATCCGAAGTGGGAGAAGAAAGAGCCTGTGTTCATGGTGCCCGCGGCGCCCGTAGAGGACGCCTCGCAGTTGATCGAGCATCTGGCGGCGGAGCATCGAAAGAAAAGCCTCGAGCACCGCGCGGCGACTCCCGTGCACATCACCACCGAAGGGCCAATAGGGATCGCGTTCTTCGGGGATCCTCACGTCGATGACCCCGGCTGCGCATGGGGGCCACTGAAGGATGACGTCGAGACATGCCGCGACACAGAGGGCATGCTTGCCGTTCAAATTGGGGACGGCAGAAATAATTGGGTAGGGCGTCTCATGGCGCTGTACGCCGAACAATCGACCACAGCTTCGCAGGGCATTGCCCTGATCGAATGGCTGCTCACATCGCTGCCGTGGCTGCTGTGGGTCGCCGGCAACCACGGGCGCTGGGGATCAGAGCACGGCAACGCCGAAGAGATTATTCATCGCCTGCAGCGGGTGCCGGGCATGTTCACCGACGAGGCGTCGCGGCTGCGTCTCTGCCTACCTGGCGGTGCCGAAGTCATGCTGAACATTCGCCACGACTTCCCCGGATCGAGCCAGTTCAATCCGGCGCACGCTATGGTGCGGCAGACCCTCTTCAACTATCGCGATCACATCATGGCCTGCGGCCATCGCCACCAGTCGGGCTACATGCCGATCTGGCACAACGATCCGGCCCGGCTGTGTCATGGGTTCCGCGTCGGCACGTACAAGGACTTCGACAAGTACGCCGACGAGAAGGGGTTCAAGCACGAGAATTGGGCCCGCTCGATGGTGGCGATCGTCGACCCTGAATATGCGGGCGACCCCGTGCGCTTCATCCGCCCGTGCTTCTCGATTGCGGAAGGCGCGGACTATCTGCGCTGGCGACGGGGCTTGTGGGCGGCCGGGCGCCGACCGTCAGACTCTCGGCCCAAGCCATTGAAACGCAATCAGAAGAACTGATAGAGAACAGTCTGACGATTCCGGCGACCATCAAGGATTCCTTGATGGTCGGTCCTGACTTTTAATCAGAGGGTCCCGGGTTCGAATCCCGGCGGGCTCACCATGCGGCGCAAGGTTTCTTTGGTGGAACAAAAGCGGGCCATCAGACACCGTTTTCGCTACCCGTCAGACTGATGTTGTCGGCGCGTTCTGGTGGCAGTGCGGCGTTGAAGGCCGCGAGGGGGTTATGCTTCAGGCGGCTGAGTGACCAAAACCTCGAACGCCCGTGACACCCTTGCGAAAAGCTCCTTTTGGCGCTGCGCTCAATGTGCTAGCGTTCTCCGTGTGATGCGAGGCTGGGCTCATCTCGGTAGTAGTATCGCACCGGGCCGCGCTTCGGACTGGCGTTTGTCGGTCGGGCGCGGCCCTTTGTTTTCGATTTCAGCGGGCCGCGCTTCAGTCGGGGGCGGGGCTTCATCCTTCATGAGCGGGGCTCCTGCGGGGGTGGGAACAGATCGCCGCTTGCGCGTTTCGCCCGAAGCGTGGCGGCGGCGTTGCGCGCATGGTGCTTCGCATCATAGACGAGATGGCAGCGCTGACACATCGCCTTCAGGTTCTCCGGGTCGCAGTTCTCCGGGGTGTGATCCAGGTGGGCGACGGTGAGCACGACGCGCGATCCGGTCTGCGGGTGCGGCTCGCCATTTGCGGCCCGGCAGTCCGGGAAAGCCGGCGATCCTTCACAGCGCCAGCCCGCACGCTCGCGCGCCGCAAGGCTGATCTGCTTCCAGTCCTTCGGGTAGCGCTCGCGCTCGCTCGGCCTAATCGGCATTCGGTTTCCATTCGGGTCATTCCACAATCCCTCTCTTCCGTTGCAACGCCAACGCCTGCGCATAGGTCTTCTGCAGGTAAACGCGCTTGTTCATGTCGCTGCCGGCGTGCGTGGTGAGGCCGGGCGTGTCTTCAATGTCGCCGCCGCTGTCCACTGCATCCGTGACGGCAGAGTGCCGAAGGTGATCAAGCAACAGCGCCGGCCCGCCGTCAGCCACAACGGCGCGGCGCAGCACGCGGAAGTCCGTCGAGCGCCGGCGATCGTCGCGCATATCGTCCGGCAGGTAGGGGCGACCGTTGCGCCCGACGACGAGGTAGAGATCGCCGGAGCCGCGGATATTCGACGCCAGGCCCGCGCCGATAGGGATTAGTCCGGGCACGTCCGTCTTGCCGCGGTCGAATCCGATCGTCGCCGGAGAGCCATCGGTGAACGCGCCGTCGCGGCGCCACGTCACCACGTCAGAAGCATCCGCAGCGGTTTCCCACATCAGCCGGATCAGGCGCGCACCGCCCGGCCAGCCGATGCGCTCCGCCGTCTGTGCGTACAATGATACCGCGTCGCCGGTCCATTGCGTCACGGCGCGCTTCTTCTGCGTCCGCCGCATCCGAAAGCCGGATGCCGGGTTCGACGTCAGCACGCCCTCGTCGATCGCGACCTCGAGAAGCGCCCGCAATGTCGCCCGCAACGCCGCACGCTGGCCCTGCCGGTCGTTGTAGAGCGCCAGGAACTTCTTCACCTTGGGTCGGTCCAGCGTTGCCGCCGATGGGTCGCCGTTCGTCGCGGACCACGCCAGAATCGGACGCAGACTGTTCTCGTAGAACGCCTGCGTCCGCGGCTTCAGATCCGCCCACGCCTCAGACGCACGCCATATTCGCGCCAGATCGGGCAGGGAGCCGCTTCGGTGGGTGACCGGGGCACTCCCCCTTCGCGCGGCTTCAAGCTGCTCCAGCAGCCCGCCAGCGCCTTCTACGTGGTCGCTGATCGCTTGAAGTTCAGCGGCGTCCAGCTTTCCCGTGCGGTGCGGGAACGGCGGCGTCGGGATTGTCGGCAACCAGCCGGAGGGGCGATCCCTTCGGACCTCGAACAGCACGCGGAACGTGCCGTCTTTCTTTGGCCTTGCGGTTACGTGCTTCGGCAGCTTGACATTCACGGATGGCATTCGGGTCCACCTTCCAGTCGTCGGTCGCAGTGGGCTCGCCGCGCAACGCGGCGTCAACCTCGGACGCGCTCCACCGACCAGCGAAGCGCGGCTTCGGGAACGTCCCGGCTTTTATCCAGCCGTAGATTGTGGGCGTCGTCCGCCCCGTAAGTTCGCGGATCTCGCCAATCCCGATCAGGCGCTCCGCCGCCGTCACCGGCTTCTCAGCGCTTGTGCGGGTCATGGTGCTCCCCCGCTGCCGACTATCTGAATAGGCTCACGCGGCCACAGCGCATCGCGCCACACGCGCATGAAGGTTGCGAGGTCTTGGCGCTCCCATGCGTCGCAGGTCTCGACAAGCCCGCCGTCCGGTGTCCACCGCGCATCGCGCATCACGTCGTGCACGAATTTAGCGGCGATGATCGGGCTCAAATAGTAGGCGTTCCAGCACCAGTTTCCGACCCACGTTGACATCCTCGCGTAAGCGTATTCTCGGCGCGAGAAGCGGAAGGCGGCCCCGCTCTGTGTGTCGATATGTCGGAAGGTGATGGACGGGCCCGCCAGATCAAACGACGGCAGCTTGCCGAAGCTGAAGCTGACTCCTTCAGCGTGACGGCCCATCATGCCGTTGTCGCCATCATTGCAGGCGATGTGAACCGGATACAGCCGCTCCACCCCCTCAGCGCTTACAGTGCGCCCGCTCATGGACGGGGGTCCGAAAGGGCGGCGGCGACCGCTGTTCCGAGATCGGTGAGGTAAAGCGTGCCGGGCTGAACGAGCTTCAGCTTTTCGAGCGAGCGGCGTTCCGCTTCGGACATGCGCCAAGAAATCGTGTGCGGCTCCTTGCGCATCGCGCCGTCTGGCGTGCGCAAATACTGCGCAGCCTCCTGCATCCATTTGAGATCATCGTCGCTCAGCCCCCGCGCCACTTCCACCGCGCGTTCTTCTTCGCTCATGGACGTTGCTCCTGGGAGGGGGCTTCCGCTTCAATCTCGTTGATCTCGACGATGCATGTCGCAAGGTCTGGCGCATATCCGCAGCGCGTGTCGCGAGAGTCATCCGCGCCGTCGTAATCGACGTGGACATAGGACCAGTCCATCGTCCGCAGCGGGATCGGCGGCGGATCGTAGGTGATGCGCCAGGAACCGTAGCGTCGTTCGCTCATGGACGTTGCTCCATAATAGCGCGGGCGGCGGGGCTCATGGCGTGGCGCTCGCTGCTTCAGGGGGCGATGG